GTAGGAAATTATAAAGGTTCCGTTTTGAAATCGTCTTTGAATGGCCCACTTCGTATTCTCTGAAATGGAAATTGACTCACTTTCTGCAAGCCCACTTAAAATGGAGAGCATCAATTCACTTTCCATCGAACCTGTATTGATATTCTCTTTTTCAAAGAAAATGGAAATGCCCAGATCTGTCAGTTTTCGCACCATCTCCAAGCAGTCTGTAGTATTTCTCGCAAATCGGCTGATAGACTTGGTAATGATGAACTCTATCTTGCCGTCCTCACAATCAGCAATCATAGAAAGAAGTCCGGCACGGACATCCTTTTTTGTACCCGTGATTCCTTCGTCATAGTAAAGACCCACATACTCCCATTCGTCATTGGAACGGATGTAGTTTTCATAGTGGGCCTTCTGTGCCTCAAGGCTGATAAGCTGCTCATCACTGGCTGTGGATACACGGCAGTAGGCTGCAACCTTCAGCTTTTTCTTTTGAATCAGGGTTTCATTTACTCCGATTTTTGTTATCCTTTTCATCAACTCACCTCGCTTTTTGGGTAGTGATATATTCCCGTACTATTGCGGAACTATCAAGTCATTTAGCCCATAATCTCCGCCAGAAATGGGGAGAAAGTTTTGCGATTATAAGCCGATATTTTGTGGAATTCATCCACAGAAATCATGCCGAACAGGAACATGGTTTCAAGCACCTGCTGTGCCCTGTAATAGTCAAATTCTCGCTGAAGCTCTTCCTGTGTGATTTCGTGTGCAACGGCGTTAGGTATCTTAAAATTCTCAATCTGTTTTACTTCCATTGTGATTCCTCCAGTCCGGGGAACGGTGGAAATGTTCCCTCTGCCTATATGCGAAAAGACAGGCTGAATCGAACCCCCTCAAGGCAAAAAAATAATGCCCTTCAAGGAAAAATCCTCAAAGGGCATCGTGTTAGTTCGGAATTTTGAGTTTCCAACCGCTATAAATCACATTGGAAGAAAGTCCATTCAGTTTCTTAATTTCGGTGTATCTGCTGCCTTTGCCGAGATATTTCACGGCAATATCCCAAAGGGTATCGCCCTTCACAACCGTATGGACACGGTAATCCGGCTCGGCTGTGCTGTCGGCAGGATAAATGGCAGTGCCGTCATTTGCAAAAACAAAAGTTCCTGGGTTCTTATCTGCCGCCGCCTTTGCATTGGAGAGAATACGGTAAGCACCCACCTGGGACTTGCTGTCCTTCCAATCCTTACGCACACGGTAATAACCAGTAGTCAGCTTTTCGGGATATGTCACCGTAGGCTCTGCAGGAGTTTCGGTTTCCTCCTCATCGGTAGTCGCCAGGAGTGCCTTGACCTCGGCACGGAAGGTATCCATGCTCTTGCCGTGCTTTGGAAACCAGTGCATCACATCGCCGTGGTTGGATGCCACGCCCTGCTTGTAACCTTCGGAGTGGCAGATGATGTTCTGTTCGGTCAAACCGTACTCCTTACAGAGGTAGGCGCAAAGTTCAACGGCCTCACGGTACACCTTCTTAAAGTAGGCGTAATCCGTAAGACCGTCCTCACAGATTTCAAAACCGATATGAGTGTTGTTTGCACTGCCTCCGGCGTGCCATCCACGATGATTCCAAGGGAGTGTCTGATAGGTTGCGATAGTGCCGTCAGCCAACTTGCCGATAAAGGCATGAACGCAAACCTCTCTGCCACCGGGATGATAAGTATTCCAGTGATTGCCGTACTGATTTTTACCAAGCAGACCATCATCGGGACCCACATAGCGTTTCAGGTTCGGGTTATTAGCACCAGTGGAATGAACCATGATGCCTTTGACCGTGATTTTCTTGCCTGCCTTGTAGCAGGCATTTTCCGTTAAAATAAGTTTGTGTAAGTTCATATTACTTGTCCTCACTTTCCGTATTTTCTGCACGGTTATGGAGTTGCTCCAGGATATCCTTCATCTTCTCCGGAATCGGCAAACCAAGATGGGATGCATTTTCCAAAAGGCTTACGCCCTCATTGGAGAGGTAGAAGAAAATAACCGCCGTTCTGAGTACACTGCCGTCACCGATGACATTGGCGTCGATGATATGTGCAATGCCTACCAAAGTGAAAATCAACACCTTACGGCAGATACCCTTGAAACCAACGGAACTGGAAAGGTTCTTATCTGCAATGGCACACATGACTCCCGTGATGTAGTCCACAACCACGAACGCCACCAATGCATAGAGAAGACCGTCAAAGCCTCCCAAGAACCAACCGAGCCAGCCGCCAAGGGCAGTAAAGATGATTTGAATGGTGTTCCATAAATCCTTCATAGTAAAATCCTCGCTTTCATTAATTTTTGTATGCAAAAAGGGCACCCACCACATTGGCAGATACCCTTCAAGCCGTTATTCAGTTTGTTTGGGCAGCCATTCCCACACTCGCATATCTTCCTGCCCAAGGGACCACATACACATCCCTCGCAGTTTCCAACGATACGCCGCCTGGTTCGCCCAATAGATCAGGCTGTCCACATCCTGATAGTACAGAATGGAAAAGCCGTCCGAATCCCCAAGGAACAGTCTGGAAATCCAGATATTGATATCCCTTGGGATGATTTTTGTTCTGTAATCATAGCCACACTCCAACGGCATGATGTGGGAATGATAAAATTCGTAGTCCAGTGAAATATCTTCGCTGCGTGTGGAGTATTCCTCCACATCGGAAGTCAGCGTAAAGACCTGGAACTCATCATCCCATGTGCAGTTACTTCTCTCAATTCTGCCGTAGGAAGTTTCCGTTCCATCCGGCATTACAACATCAAATCTCTCATATGGCTCATACGTCCAGGCATCTCCTAAACGGAGCAATTGACAGTTGATTTGATTTTCAGAACGAATCCCCGCATACCCACCGCCACCACTTACCGTCGCAGTAAATCGCAGCGTATTGGATGTAGAGGAATACACTCTTACCTTGTTTCCACGCTTACGCAATTCAATGGTGTAAACATTTGGATTGCTGCGAAGGTCAGCCTTGGAAGTTTTTGAAATTGTCATGGAGTAACTGCCTTTCAGCGTAGAGCCATCATACAACTCCAAACGCTGTGTATCATAGTTAAGGCAGCAAAACAATGAACCAAGGAAGATGCCCGCTTTACCGCCACCATTCACTGGAAAGATAATCTGCGCACGAAGGTGAATATCAGAAAAACTACTATAGTTCCATGCAAGCTGACCGTAACCCTCAAGCTGTGAATACGGTCGGTTTGCCGTGCTTTCCGGGTCTTGCCACACATCCCACTCACCAGAGAGAACTGTCCAGTAGCTTTCCGGTATTTTTTCTTCATCACGGAAGTCCTCGTACCAAACGAGAGCCGAGTCAGGTTTTCTGCGGAGCATTTCCAATGTCAGCTTGAAGCCTGTCGCCGGCCCCACCATATCTCCGTTTACATCCTTGAACTTTCGTGGAGCAAGGGTATATTCCGCTTCTCCCGCTGTAGGTTCTTCAGAAAAATCAGAACAGATGCGGAAACCATAAAACTGCACGCCGTTTACACCAACGGAAATGGTCAGCGTATGCTCTCCTGCAGAAAGTTTTACTCCCTTGGCAAGTGTCGTCCAGAAGGTAGTCCTCCAATATGGCCACCACAGCCTGTTTTCAGAGAAATGAACTGTACTGCCGTCAAGAGATGCATATATGCTGTTTTTATCCCAGAATGGGTAACACAGACGAACCGCCACATCATAAGTTCCTGCCTCATCAATCGTAAAATTGTAGGTAGCAGAACCCTCATCACCTAAAGTGACCAGTGTTTTCGATACCGAAACCACTCCTTCATAGCTGTCCGGCTCGGCATCGTGGTCAATGATGATTTCTCCAAACTCCGCTTTTTGTTGCTTGGCATAGGCAGTCAGATATCGTCTGCGGTTATAGGTTTCTGACATCTGTGGGTATTCCTTATAAACGGCATCCCTGCCTTCCATATAATCGTACACATGAGGCAATGCCCATGGTCCCATATCGTAGTCATCCCAATAGGAAACGATAGGAATAAATGGCTGTGGAGGTGCATCATCGGTAAAATTATAGACACCCTGCATCCAGTATTTTGCGGCGTAATAAGTGTTAGATGTACCACGATAATATTTCCCAAGGTTCTCCGGCGTATCGTAAATCTGCCAGTTCCAACCGTAAGCGGGCATACCGAGGAATACCTTGTCGGGGTTCATCACCTGCGTAGCATAATCATAAATACCCTCAAGCCAGCTCCTCGGAGAAACAGGACCGGGAGCAGAACCCGCCCAAGCCATACCGTAACTCATAATAGATGCTGTATCGCAGTATTTATCAAGGTCACCATACACGCACCAATTCTCTCCACCCACCGAGCCGTTGACGGAAGTCATACCGGGAAGGCAGATGTTCATCTCCTTGGTGGAGTCGTAGGCTTTGACCGTTTCATAGATATGCTTGAACATAGCCGTGGATACTGCGTGGGTGGAATAATCATCTCCTTTTTCCAGGTCGATATCCACACCATTGCACCACGGATACTTTTCCATGATACGCACAAGTTCAGAGCAGAACTTATCCTGTGCACCGTCCGTGTTATCACGCAAAGCCTTAAAGATGGAATTTGCACCATCGTTAGCAACAGTAAGCAACCATCGGATATGTGGCCATTTGTTGATGTAGGTCAGCATATTGCTGATGGGAACGCCGCTTTCGGTAATCGTTCCTGTCTTATCTACCTTAAAAGAAAACAGACCGATAGTATCAATTCGGTCACCGTAATCACGCAAGGCTTCATACATTCTGGAATTACCCATAAATGTCCACACCATAATACGTTTGCCTTTCAGTTTATCCCTCAAATCGATACACCTCCGTCCGTCATTTCCTGTAACTCAAAAAGTACCCTGGCAGACTTACCGTCTTCCAAGGTAACCTTATGCTTGGAATCCCAAGCAGCACTGTATTGATAAAATCCTTCTTTCAGCTCTATCACACCGTTCTTTGTGCATTCTCGCACCGAAGCAAGGAGCGCCAGATCATCTTCTGCTACCAGTGCATTTGGGAATCTAACCTTCTGACCACCCACACCTTGGGAAAGCTGCACCGAGCCTGCCGCCATATCAGATTTCGGATAAATATGAATATCCAACCCGCCGGAGGTTTCTCCAAGGTTACAGACAATCACTGTTTCCGCAGAACGAACCACGCCGTTAAACCATACTTTTGAGCCTTCCTTAAGCCGACTCTCCGTATGTGGCACATAGCCTGTCAGTGCAGGTCCTTCCTGTAATTGCAGGTCAGTAAACCAAATGGTGCCGGAGCAGTCCGTGATGGTAGGCTTCACGGTAACGCTCACAACACGCATATCCTGCTTTTTGTTGATGACCTCTGCCAAACGGATGAATACCGGATTAGCCATCAAGCACCCACTTGATTTCACAGGGATGACCTACCCATCCCGTGGCTACAGAACCAGGCTGCAGCAAAAGGTCTGTAATATAAAAAGTGCCTGTGCAGTTGGTCACGCACACACGCACGGTAATAGATTTCACTTTAGAGAAGTAACTTTCCGGCGTTATCTTCTCCGATGTTTTAGAAAAATAAGCCATAGGCACCTCCATCAGTAAAGGTCAATGAATCGGGTTTCGGCGCTGCCGTCCTCGTATTCGATGACCACTTCAATGCCGACCTGTGCATCATCGGACAGTTTTTCCAGATTTTCCGATGCAATCTGCGCCGACAGCGTATAACTGCTGCGGTTGGAAGGATACACAGTCTGATACAGACTTTTTGTCATTCCGGCAACACCCTCTGCCTTGAAAGATGCCGTACCGGATGCACCGTTTTCTCCGTCTGCCTCAAAACCGGAACTGACCCAATATGCCAAGCCATCATCAGCACGGGAATTTCGCAGATGGTTGAACGGCACAAGTTCTCGGATATCGTTATTAGATACCATTCCTGTACCTTCCAGTGCATCGGCAATGGTATCAATGGAACTCACCGAACTGCCCAGGTTCTTTAGCGTAGTGGAAAGTTCCAATACCGTATTCCAAGGCTCCTGCAGGTTATACTCACGACGCACGATACGGGTAGTGACCGAAAGCCCCAAATCCTTATCTTCCACACGGACATAATCACCTAAGTTCCACGCCTCATGTTCGTATCCCGTCAGAACAGATAAGTCCATCGCATTCAGCACATAAGATACGGAAGGCTTACAATATTCTGCAAGACGCATGGCAGTGTATTCTTTCATCTGATACGGATTGGTAAAAGAAGAACAATCCAGTGTAGTGATGCGGATATCTTTGGAATAAGTGAAATCCTCAAGATACGCTTTTCCATTATTGATATCAGCAAAGGTCATGCCGTTAGCGCCGACCGCATAAAGCCTTGTTACAAGGGAACGGGTATCCACCACTCGTTCAATGCTTTTCATATTCTTCTTGTATGCAAACAGGGCACCACTGTCTTTGCCGTTGACCGTAAGCAGATGCACCAATCGGTTCGGACAGTCAAATACAAGGTCACCACCGTGGAGATTGGCAATGCTGCGAAGAATGGAAAGAGCATTTTTCTCCGTAGAAGTCCAGGTACGCTTTGATGTAACATTAACCGTTCCCACACTCCACTCCGTATCAGCCAAAGCATACGCCATAGCCACATCCGCCGTTTCTGCATCAAACTTCTTTTCTTCCTTACGGACAGAAAAGGTCAAATCGTAAAATTCCGCTTCGGCATACACTTGTGTCACTGTATTTCCCGCAGTGTCCTTCACATCAGTGATAGTTCGCACCTTATAAACATCATCAACAATCTGGATTTTCTTTTCATTTTCCAAGTATTTACGCTTACCGTCACGGAACGGAATAGAAAAGGACAGCGTATCCTCGCCATTGATTTCGCCTGTAACAATGATGTTATAGGCGTTTTCCAAAATGGCCTCCCATGCTCCGTTATCATCGAGAACCACAGGACGGGCATAGCCGATTTTTTCATACGGTGCTTTCGGAATATCATAAAGGCGGATATCCACTAACTTCGGTGTTTTTGAAGTATCCGTAGTTGTCAGCGTTACTTTGAAACGGATATAGTTTCGGTTCGGAGATTGCAGTTTTCCGTCTGCTCCGACGGATACCCAATCACTCCAATCTACGAGGTCATCACTGGTGGAGGTTTCCACTGATGCCACTGCCGTTGTTCCCGCGATATACTCACTGGTATAAGACACTCTGCCTGTACCGGAAAGGTTACATTCTACCGCCTTGGTATAAAGGATACCACTTTCCGGATATACACCATTTGTTGCTTTCAAAGTAACACCGCTTGCATCGGTAATGGCATCCACATCCGAAGAACTGTCTGCACCGTTACAGAGAATGGTTGCATGAAAGAAATCCACCAAATCATCTGCGGTAAGCGTTGAATTGCAGTCTAAAAACCACTCATCAAAACCTCCTGCGTAATAATAAGTAGTGGCGTGCATACCAATAACCAGATCTGCAACACAGGAGCGATTCAGTTCTCCCGTAAATGTCAGAACCTCAGATTTCCAAACTTCTCCTGTGGAGCGGTCACCCACCACATAGGTGAACTTCTTACTTGTAGGCTCAATAACTCCGGCAATGAAATACCACACACCATTCTTTAATGTAAAAGTCGGTGTCACGGTCTTATCAAGGATAAGGCTGCCAGATGCGTTATAAAGCATAATTCTCGGCTTGCCGGAATACAAAGACAGATAGAAAATAGGCTGTCCCGGACCGTAACGAGTATTGAAAATCGGACAGAATGTATTACCTACGGAATAGGTGGTAGGACACATCCAACCACCCACGATGATACGCTCTCCGAGATTTGCAAAAATACTGCCGTCATTGGTCACCTGCAAATGAGTCTTTTCAGAGGTCGGATTATTGATATTAAAACGAATCTGTCTGCCTTTCGGACTCTTCGACAGATTTGCCGTAGTACCCGACCAGTTCACGATAGTAAAATTGCGTCCACAACCGGAAGAGTCGGCAAGAGCCGTATTATCATCCGGTGCAGATTCATTGAAACGCCATAAGCCGGAGGCAGCATATTCTGCAGGAAACTCTCCCGTAAAATCCGTCTGTTTATTCAGAATTGTTTTCAAAGACATACCGTCACCTCCATCTGCTCTTGGCCCCAATCTGTAATTCGTTCAGCGTGGCATTGCTTACTTCCACGGTTACCGTGTTATCTCCGACAGCCAGTGTTGGAAAGTTCAATTCCTGCAAATACGGCAGACCGTTACGGAGCGTTTCGCCGTTTTCATCCACCACATAAGCGGTCATTTTATCGGTATCCACAACGAGGGTTTCTCCCTCGGAAAGCGTGGCATTTACGATTTTCATTTCCGTGCCGTTTGTGGTAATGCTGATATAATTGCTTGCACCTGCGGTTATCACACCCTTAATGCGATACACAGGCAGTGACTCAATGTTGCCAATCGTTCTTGTAATGGTGTGAACCCCTTCCTCCACAATGGAGAAAGTTTCATCCGTGATAGCATATCCGAATGGGTCAGGACAGAAAAACTTCAGTTCAAAACTGCCTGCTGAGCGGATAAGCCTTTCACAATCCACTGCATCATTAAGCCTTGCCATAAAATATCTGTCCGGCACATCATCAAGCACAAGTTGACGAAGTCCCTGCACAGGGTCAAGCCATGCAGCAATGTCATCCAAGGCAGATACCAAGGTTGTGAAGCTGTGTTTCGGATAGATATTGCACTGTATCTTGATTTCACGGTAATCAAAATCGGCTCCGAAATCTGCCACACCATATTTACCAGGCACGGTGGTGGTAAAGTTTCGAAGTTTACCACACACCTGCCAGGAAGTCAGACGGGCTTTGATGCCCATGCTTGCCGATGTAATATCATTAAAAATAAAACCCATAGGTCAAAACCCTCCTTTATGCCGTAGTGAAATGTCCCTGTGCACGGGAGCCACTCTGAATCAAGTTGTAAAGTTCCTGGGAAATCTTACGGATATCCTCTTCGCTTCTTACAATCATCTGCTGAATGGTAATCAGCGCACCATAACCCGTTCCCATACCGGAAATGGTGTCATTTCGATTTACCGTACCGTTCACATTGAAATCCGTAGGCAGTGCCGTTGTCATATCATCCGCAAGACTCTGCATCACATCATTGATGTCCTGGCTCATGCCTTCAGCGGCTGCAACGGCATCTTTACCACTGGTATTGATAGCACCTGCCAAGCCTTCCACCAACATCTCACCAATCCATGCCATCTCATCCGAAGGCGAATGGATGCCGAAGAAATCACAGATACCGTCCCAGATAGAAGAAATCCAACCGGATACCTTGTTCCAAAGCCAGGATGCAAGGGACTGGATGCCCTGCCACAAACCTTTGACAAGGTTACCGCCGACCTGCGCCATTTGGGATACGCCTTTGCTTAAGGCATTCACAAGTCCGGAAATAATCTGAGGCACAGCCTTCACGATTGTCACGATAATAGTTGGCAGGTTCTTAATCAGTGAAGTCAGCAAAGTAATACCAGCCTGTACAATTTGCGGAATGCTGTTAATGAGTGCATTGACTACAGAACCGATAATTTCAGGAATTGCAGCTACAATGGTTGTGATGATTTCCGGCAGTGCCTGGATAAGTGCCACTAAAAGGTCTATGCCTGCCTGGATAATCTGCGGAATCGAACCAAGCACCGCTGTGATAATTTCCTCAATAATCTGCGGGATAGCCTCCACGATTGCCACGATGATTTCCGGCAATGCAGAAACCAATGAGGTCAGAAGCTGAACGCCTGCGTCTATGATTTGAGGGATTGCTCCAATCACAAAATCCACAATGGCAAGTATAATGGACGGCAGTGCCTCAATCAGCACCGGAATGGCTGTAAGCAGACCTTCTGCAAGACCCATGATAAGCTGCAAGGCCGCATCAAGTATCATCGGCAGACTGTCAATCAGACTCTGCACAATGGTAATAACCGCCTGCACTGCCGTTGGAATCAATGTAGGCAGAGCCTCTCCAATGCCCTGTACCAAAGACATCACTATCTGAATGGCGGCATCGATGAGCAGAGGCAGATTTTCTATCAGCGTATTTACAATAGTCATTAACGCATCAATGACCACAGGGATAAGTTCCGGCAACATAGTCAGTATGGTATTCAACACTTGAGAGAACAGGTCAACCACCGTATCCAATAAGGTCGGCAGTAATTCTCCTACGGTCGAGAGCAGTGCGTTCAGAGCCGTTGGCAGTGCCGAGATAATATTCTCAATGACCGGAGTAATATTGGTCAGCACATCCTGGAACGCATCCACCACATTGTTGCAGAGCATTTCAATGTTGGCATCTGCATTACCAAAGCCAACGATAAGGTTATCGATTGCCGCCTTCATGGCGTTCATAGAACCTTCGATGGTATGCTCGGCTTCTGCTGCCGTTGCACCTGCCACACCCATACTTTCCTGGATAACGTGGATAGCCTCCACCACATCCGCATAGGAACTGATGTCATATTCAATACCGGAAATAGCCTGCGCATCAGCAAGCAAACGTTCCATTTCGGTCTTGGTACCGCCGTAACCAAGTTTCAGATTGTCAAGCATCGTATAGTTTTGCTTGGCAAATCCCTGGTAGGCATTCTGAATGAGGGATATGTCTGTACCCATCTTATTGGCGTTATCCGCCATATCAGTAATGGCCATATCCGCATACTTCACTGCTGCCTCAGTATCGCCCCCAAGGGAAGAAATCAGAGAGGCGGAAAAAGATGTGACCGTGGACATATAGTCATTTGCCGACATACCCGCCGTCTTGTAGGCATTATTGGCGTATTCCTGCAAAGAGGCAGATGAGTCTTTAAACAGCGTATCGATACCACCGACTAACTGCTCATACTCTCCATAGGCTTCTACCACTGCTTTTCCGAGTGAAACGGCGGCGGCAGCGGCAGCCGTGACCACCGCACCCATTGCCACACCAACAGCTTTTAATGTCCCGCCAAGTTTTGAGAATTTGCCCTCGGAATCATCGGCAGCATCTCCGGCATCTTCGATTTCTTCTTCCAGATCATCCGCAGCGTCGGCGGCATCATCCATCTCACGCTCCGCTTCATCCAAAGCCGTATTATTACGGTCAAGTTCACGCTCCATATCATTGAGCGCCGCCGTAGCGTTATTAAGCTGAATCTGCCACTGCTGTGTTCTTCGGTCATTTTCGCCAAAAGACTCGGATGCATTGGCAAGTGCCTGCCGTAAGGTTTCGATTTTCTGTTTCTGTGCTTCAATTTCCTTATTCAGCACCTGGTTTCTTGCAGTCAGTGCCTGCACGGAATTATCGTTTTTGTCGAACTGAGAAGTGACAACCTTCATCTCCGACCCCAGAACCTTAAAGGACTGGTTGATTTCGGACAACGCTTTCTTAAATTCTTTTTCGCCTTCAAGGCCAATCTTCAGACCAAAATCATCCGCCATCAAACCACCTCCTTAAATTCCGTCCGGAATGATATCGTCAATGAAATACTCTCGTTTCGGTTTCGCTGCACCCGTGTACTGCTTGTGGCATTCCCACAAATCCAACAGCAAGCCAAACGGCATCAGCCATACCTCATCCATTGACAGATGAAGCTGACTGATGCCGTAATATAAAAGTCGAGTAAATAACTCTTCGTCACTTACTCGACCGCTGCGTTTTTTGAGTTATCCTCACTTTGAATGTTTCGCTTGGTGCCCTTATACAGAGCCTCGGTAATGGCAACCTTGTAATCTGCCAAATCCAAAGGTGTGGTCAGAAGTTCTACCATTTCCTCTGTGAGAATATCCTTCTTGTTGTCCTTATTTTTCAGATTGTGAACAAGGATGGACTGGTTAGCCAAAAGGGTAATCAGCCACACGATTTCGCCAATAGCCATCTCGAAATTCTCGGATTTCATCAGCTTGTCGCCAAGGTTCTCCAAACCGCCGTAGCGTCCTGCGATTTCCTTGGTAGCTTTGGTAGTGAGAAGCAGTAAATACTCATCACCGCCGATATTGATAATTGCAGAGCGTTCTTTATCCATGTGTCATATATCCTCCTTACTCAGCCGTTTCCGTAGCATAGGAAGGTTCATATACTTCCTGATACCAGTTTTTGATAATTTCCGAAGTTACGGCAGCATCACCTTCCGTGACCTCTGCCTTCCAAGGATGCTTGCCCTTGCCGTCCACTTTGTTGCGGCGAAGAATCGTACCCTCAATAGTAGGTGTAGAGAAAGTAATACTGTCACCCTTGGTAGCAAGGTTCGTAGCAGGGATGCCGAACTTCACACGGTAAAGCCAGTAATACTTGTACTTGCCGTTGGATTTCTTCGCACGGAAACCCACAGCCACAGGCTCGCCGCCATCTTCACTTGTAGACACCACTACACCGTTGGCATCGATGGTCGCACCCGTAAGGTCAGAGGCGACAGAGGCACCGATATCATCCACACCCAAAGAAAGGGTGCCGGACTTGAATTCCTTGACGATTTCAGATGCACCGTCATCGGCATAAAGGGTTGCCTCTGCAAGTTCCACGGAGAGGTCGGCGGTCATCGCCTTTGCCATCTGCACCGGAGAAGCGTAGGTTTCATTGCCGTTTTCATCTTCGGTGATTTTGGCATAATACAGTTTGTCAAGACCAATAGTAGCCATTGATTATTCCTCCATTTCATAATGTTTTGCCACATCCACGTTGTAATGGAAGTAGCCTGTTTCTGTTTCATAACCGATGTATCTTCGGTCAGTTATTGTAAAATCCATGCCAAGCAAGGCACGGACGATTGCATTTTTCTCTTTGGTATAACTGCCTTTGGCATACAGGGAAATTCGTGCCTCCTGGATATCACATCCGGGAGTATTGTCAGCATGAAGTTCAAAGCTGTCTGCCATAGGCACTACCACGATATATTTATCCGGAGCCTCCTCGTGAAACACTCCTGTTTCCAAAGGAATGCACAAGGACTCCAAAGCCGTATTGATATCTGAAAGTACGCTCACAGCTTTCTGACCTCCTCTTCAAATTTATCCTGCATGGCACTGATACAGGCAGCACGGGATGCCGTTTTTGCAGGTTTCATAAAAGGTTTGGCAGGCTGACCGTGTTTGCCGTATTCGATGATGTTGGCCAGTTTCGCATTGCTGATACCGTCACGGCGAGGTTCTGCAAAACCAACCTTGATATTGTGATTGCCGTTTTTATCCATCTTCACAGCAGACAGACCAAGGGCACTTTCCAGTTCTCCCGTGGAGCGGGATTCATACTTTGTACCACTTCCTACTACAGAAGAAAGGTTGCTCTGTGCCTTAGCAAGAACAATCTCGCCTCCGGCTTCAAGCACTTTTTGTGCCACAGGGTCAAAGTCTGAACCAAGCCTTGAGATACGCTCCAGAAAGTCCTCCGGCATCTTAATGTCTACTTTAGCCACCGGATGCCACCACCTTTTTCGCAAGTACCTCCGTATACATTCCACGCCCCTTGACATCCTCTACGGATGTGATTTCAAACCTTCCATCCTCACAGACCAAAATGTGGTCGGTGGTAACATTAAGACCGGGAATACATCGAAAGCGGAACAGGTCTGTTGCCTCGGAGAATGCAGCAAGATTTGCCCACCGTTCACTGCCGTGGCGTCCTTCTCTGTACACACGGACAGATGCAAGGATTTCATCCACCGTAGTGGTGAAACCCTCGCTGTCCTTGATGCGTTTTGCAATAATGATATCTGTAAAACCGTTCATTTTTCCGAAACTCATGTCACACCTTCCAATCTCGGTCGAGCCTTAACAGAAGGTTGACCGTGTTCCATACCTGCTGACCTGCCTGCACATTGTCGGCGAAGAATCCGCCCGTAGAACCGTCCCTTGACTCATAGAAATGTGATGCCAACATAATCACGGCTTGTTCCGTGGTTGCAGGCATCGCATTTTCCGTATAATATCCTGCCTCGATGTGCTGATAGCTTTCCGCATAGGAAACGGCGGCAGTGATGAACCTTTCAATCAGTCCATCATCCACCGAATGCTCCAGTATCAGATTTTCCTTAACTTTCGTAAGAAGTTCGCTCATCACTGCCACCTCCCATCTTAGGCAGTAGCCATAGTGAGCAGTTTTACTGCTTCAGCAAGTACCAGCTTACCGTCCACACGCTCCTTAGCAACAAAACCGACCATACCGTTTCCGGCGAAGAGTTCCTTGAGTTCCGCAAAGGAACGGGTACCACGGTCACCGATGTTGTAGTAGCTGTAGTCACCGAAGGCAATGGCAGGCATTCCCGCAGTGATTACAGGGAAATAAGGAGAAGTGTATACCTCATAACCCAAGAGTCTGCCAGGTTCTCCCGCCTGTACGGAATCCTGCCAAAGGTAACGGCCGTTCTTGTCAGTCAGCTTACGGATGGCTGCCAAAGTCTGGTCGTTGCAGATAAACTTGGCGTTCTTACGGTAAGAACGCTTGAGGGAGTACACAAGGTCGATGATTTCATCGGCAGTGATTTCCGTTGCAGACGCAGCAGTCACACCGATTTCAGCACCGCCATCGGTAGCAAGCAGACCCAAAGGCTGACCGGTACCGGTACCGTTGAGGAATGCGTCCTCTTCTGCATTTGCAAGAGCCTTGGAGAACTGACGGATGATGTAATTCTCAAGACCGAAAGCGTTGTCATACAGAAGTTCCTCAGTCACCTTAACAGCAACATGGAGTTTGTGGGCATCCAGATTAATCTGGGCGAATTTTGCATCACCCCAAGTGAGTTCCTCACCCTCGTCAATCCACGCAGCCGCAGGCTTAGTGGCAGCGATGTTGATTTTACGCTCACCGCTGGTAGTGATGGTGTGACCCAGCTTACGGAAGATGTTCTCTTCCTCCAATGCCTCAATCAAACGAGTGTCATACTCTTCCGGTACAAGGTAACCGCCGTCGGCATCCACGCCCTCCTGGAGAACATTGGACACGTTACGGAAGTTGGTACGGAGAGCCTTGAGCATACCGTCCTTGTAGGCATCAGAAGCACGTCCGGTCTTTGCCTTCTGACCGTCCATAGGTTTGCCGTTCATAGGCTTTTCCGTAATAGGAGCAGAGGTAGGCTTGGAAAGCTGGGCATCCATAGCGGACATAGCTTCCATACGCTCAATTTCAGCACCGTAGTCCTGAACCTTCTTCTCCATCTGTGCATAGGTCCTTGCGTCCTCATCGGAAAGCAGACCGTCCTTGTCGCGCTTGGTTTCCACAAAAGCCTTTGCAGCCTGCCAAGCCTGGTTACGCTTTTCGCGCAATTCGTTGATAGTCATAATAAATTACCTCCAATTTTTAATAAGATTTAGCCTTGCCATAAGGTCATCGGCTTTGGTTTTACGGGTTGGTTCGGACTTGATTGCACACTTTGCGGCAACCTTGTCCATAAGAGAATTGACCACATTTGCCTTGGAATAAAGCATGGAAACCACGGGTGGCTCCATATTCTCGGCATTGTCAGAACGCTTCATGATTTCATCGGCAAAGCCGAGTTCCACGGCCTTATTTGCATCCATCCATGTTTCAGCGTCCATAAGGTGGGACAACTTCGTGCGGGTCAATCCTGTCTTGATTTCATATGCATTGATGATGGAATCCTTCACGCTACCGAGCATTTCAATTGCTTTCTGCATTTCCGCAGAATCACCGAAAGCAACGGTCATAGGGTTGTGAATCATCATCATAGACACAGGGGACATCAGAACCTTTGTGCCTGCCATCGCAATCACGGATGCTGCAGAAGCCGCAATGCCGTCAATCTTGACCGTGACATTGCCCTTGTAATCCATCAGCATATTGTAGATCTGGGCGGCCGCCACGCAATCACCGCCGGGTGAGTTAATCCAAACGGTAATATCACCGGAACCTGCATTTAGTTCATCCTTAAAAAGCTGTGGCGTAACATCATCATCAAACCAGCTTTCTTCTGCGATTGTTCCGTTCAGAAACAGTGTCCTCGCCTCCGGCATCGTTTCCGTCTGTGCCTGGTTCTTCCACTTCCAGAACTTCTTCATCGGGCTTTTCCTCCTTTCCGTCATTGTCAGTTGTATTTGCAAAAGCACCCGCATTTTTCAGAGGGAGCATATTGCCGTTAATAAGGTAAAGGTCGCCACCTTCTGCCCCAGGGATACGGTCGAGATTTTCCAGTTCGCGGATGTCGTTTGCACTCATCCAACCGTTCTGGCGACCGATGGCATAACCGTTCATACGGCTTTGGTAATCGCCACGGAGCAGACCTTCCAGATTGAATTTCACAAAATAATCCTTCTTTTCCGTATTGGAAAGCAATGTCCTCATAATGGACTGTTCCCAGCGGATGACCCACGGGTCAAGGGTGTACTTTACAAATTCAAGAGACTGCTGCTCTATATTAGAAAAGCTCGACTTCTCAAGGTCGCCAACCATGTGGGGAGGGACTCTGAAAATTCGAGCAATCTCATTGATTTGGAATTTGCGTGTTTCCAAAAACTGTGCCTGTTCCGGTGAAATGGAAATCGGTGTGTACTTCATTCCTTCTTCAAGGACAGCCACTTTGTTTGAATTCGAACTGCCTCCAAAGGCAGCCTGCCAACTCTCTCTGACCTTCTGTGGGTCTTTGATTGTGCTTGGGTGTTCCAGGACACCACCTGGTGTTGCACCGTTGGCGAAGAACTTGGCACCATACTCCTCACAGGCAATTGCCATGCCGATGGCGTTCTTTGCCATAGCAATCGGAGAATATCCCACCAACCCGTCAAAGCCGAGTCCGGGAATGTGCAGCACATCGGAAGGCTGCAGGGTTACTGCAAAGTCCTTATTTTTAATGGCCTCATCGGGGCCACGGTAATAGGTGTAATACAGATGCCCATTTTCATCTCTGTCCACACTCATCTTGTTTGGCATCAAAGGGTAAAGTGCCACCACCTCGTTTTTGCCGTTACGGATAACCTGTGCGTAGGCGTTACCCCACAGGAGCAGATGGGTCATGAGTGTCTCTCGGAACACGAAAGAACTCATTTCCGGATTCGGCTCATCATGGAGCAGTCGGTAAAGCGGATGGTCGATGGCTTTTTCCTTGCCGCCGTCATCGTTATATTTATATAAATGCAAAGGCAAGCCTGCCACGGCTTCAGCCAGGATACGGACACAGGAATACACCGCCGTCATCTGCATGGCAGAACGCTCTGTCACTGCTTTGCCGGAAGTCGTGCCGCCCATATAAAAGGTGTAGGCACTGCCCGCCGTTCTGTTTTCGGGCTTATCTCTGGATTTAAACATTCCCGTAAAGATACCCATATCAAATCACGCTCCTTCCTAAATAAACAAAATGCCACGCTCGTCATAAACGCTGGCACTGTTGGTGTTGCCACAGCGGATTGCACGGTCGAGCGCCATAATGGTAGCAACGGCACCGTCAATCTTTTCTGTGGATTTGGCTTTATCAGCTTTGATATTTCCCGCGGGGTCCGTTTTGATGTAGATGTTATCCATCATCCAACGCAGCACCGGATGACCGCCGTGAGCCAGTTTTTTCTCCATCGCAAGTTTCATCAGTTCCTTGGTCGGAGGAGACATATCCTTGTACCCTTGCCCGAAAGGCACTACCGTGAATCCCATACCTTCAAGGTTCTGCACCATCTGCACAGCACCCCAACGGTCATATGCGATTTCACGGATGTTATATTTCTCACCCAGAGACTCGATGAATTTCTCGATGTAACCGTAATGGACTACATTTCCCTCGGTGGTCATAAGCAAGTCCTGTCGTTCCCAAATGTCATACGGCACATGGTCACGGCGCACACGCAGGTCGATGTTATCTTCCGGTATCCAGAAGTACGGGAGAATGATGTATTTATCATCCTCATCTTCCGGTGGGAACACCAACACAAAAGCCGTGATATCCGTTGTGGAGGACAAGTCCAGACCGCCGTAGCAGACACGGCCTTCCAATTCGGATTTGTCGGTCGGAAATGCACAGGCATCCCACACCGCCATCGGCATCCAACGGACAGCCTGCTTGACCCACTGATTCAGACGAAGCTGACGGAAAGCGTTCTCTTCGCCGGGGTTCTGCTGTGCCTGCTCACAGGCTTGCTGCACCTTATCAATGCCGACAGTCACCCCAAGGGAGGGATTGGCTTTCTTCCATACTTCCGGGTCTGTCCAGTCATCATCATCCTCTGCACCGTAAATCACAGGGTAGAAGGTAGGGTCAACTTTTCGACCTTCGATGATGTCCTTTGCCTTTTGGTGGATTTCATAGCAGATGGATTGTGTATCGTTTCCCGCCGTGGTGATCAGGAAATAAAGTGGCTGCATTCTTGCATCGCCGGAACCTTTGGTCATTACATCAAACAGTTTTCTGTTCGGTTGGGTATGCAGCTCATCAAAAATAACGCCGTGGGTATTGAAACCGTGCTTGTTTGCCACATCCGCAGACAGAGCCTTGTACTTACTTCCCGTAGGGTTGTAGGTCATGGTCTTCTGGCTTGCCTGGATGGTCATTTTATTTTTCAGCAGAGGACTTCGCCTTACCATCTCCAATGCAACATCAAAGACGATTCGCGCCTGGTCTTTATCCGCAGCACAGCCGTAAACCTCTGCACCCGGCTCGAAGTCGGCACACAGAAGATAAAGTGCTACTGCCGCCGCCAGTTCCGATTTTCCTTGTTTCTTCGGTATCTCGATGTAGGCTGTGTTGAACTGCCTATATCCGTTTGGTTTCAAAATACCGAAGATGTCACGGATAATCTGCTCCTGCCAGTCAATCAGTTCAAACGGTTTCCCGTCCCATGTACCTTTGGTATGACAGCAGAATTTTTCGATAAAACATACTGCGTGGTCGGCGGCATCCTTATCGTAATAGCTGCCCTCCGCCATAAAGCGAGTTGGTTTGTAGTTTTTCAGTTTTCGCAAATGTCGTCACCTCCTCAAGAAATGGCATAAAAAATAGCCGCCACCATAATCGGTGCGACCTTCGTATACGAGGAACAGAGCCTCACGGCTCCGTCCTGCCTTTACAGGATTTTTAATTGTGTTCGTTCAGTAAAATACAAAGGGCAAGGTTGGCTTCTTCGGTTGTGGGTTCAACATCCCAACCTCTGTCATAGTTGGCAATAATCTCGCCATCGAGTTTCAGCATCAGCTTGCTGATTTTTCCACCGTTGATGCCGAACTGGCTGCCTTCCTCATAAACCTTAATCCAGTAATGGACTGCCTTGTAACCGCCGTCCGGCTTTGGAATCCCGATTGTTCCTTCTTTCCACATAGTCAGTCCTCCATTTCGCCTGTCAGAATGAAGTGGGTGTATTCCTTTCGGTGTTCCTCAAGGTACACCACCAATTCGTAAAAATGCATCTCGTTGGCAATATACTGTACCATCGGTACATCAAACATATTGGTTCGTCCGGTTGCTCGGATGGCGAGTATCTGTTCCTTGATTTTATTCATCGGTGCAGACCTCCTTGCCCATAAGCAACTCGGTATAGATTTTAGTGTAGCGTTCACACTCGCTGCCCTCGGAACCTGCAATGGCTCTGAGGTAGAAATCTGCTGCGTCTTTTCTGCTGTCCCAGACTTCCGTCTGACCGTAGCAGGTAATCTTCACGGCATCCAGTTTTCGACAACTATCGACACCGTACACCACATTCAAGCCGGAGCCGTTATCCCAACGAACCATGATGGAGGCAGTATCATCCACCCCTCGAACCGTACCCTTCGTGCCAATGGGTGGTGCCTGCATATCTTCCATCTGCACCAGTTCCACACGGCAGCCTACAGGGTAGGCTTTGCGTACACGCTCGACTGCCTCTTTATTCGGAAATCTCATGCTTGGCACCTCCTTTGAAAGCACTGCTGCCGGAAAGGTTGCGGAGCAGGATTTTTCGCTCGGTCTTGTATTCGTTTCCGATAAAGCCGAGACGGAGGAGAAAACAGCGGAATGCGTATTTCTCGTTTTCCACCGCTTTTTCCGTAGCGTTGATGCGTTTCTGATTTTTACTCATTTCGCAAAGGGCAGCAATGAAGTGGCTGTAAGCCTTGACCTCATCGGCATCCAACCCATCTTCAAACCAAGGAAAGGAAACCCTGTCCTCGCCGATTTCGATTGGTGTTGCCGGAATGTCCAACGCCTTCTTAATAAGACCTCCCTTGGCATCCAGAAGGTTTGTAAGGTTACCGACTGCAACCTTATCAAGGGGAATCGCCACCGTAAGCCCCACTGTTTCGCCCTGTGGCTCGGCAAAAGGTTCTTCGGATAATTCCTCGGCTCTTTTTTCGAGCCAAGTTTCCGCCATTTCTGCGGGAGCTGCAACAAAGCCTTTGTCAGCAAGACCGTCAAGCAACTGCTCGATTTCCTCGCTGTCGACTCTGTCATCAAACTCCACCGTGCCGTCCTTTGTTACCGTGAAATAATCCACCTCGTAGTTCATGCTTGGCATCCCCATGTATTTTGCCTTTACACCCAGGATTTCTGCCATTGCCGTAACCAGTGCCTTTCGGTCACTTCCTGTTACTTGAAATTCAATTCTCATTATGAGTACCTCCTTTAATTTTCGGTACTACATATATCACTCTAAAGGCTTAAAATAGCAAGTAATATGTGCAAAATACAAGGGAGAAAGTTTGTAGATTTACACCCCTTCATTTTGTGTATAGTACACGATGCCTGTCAGCACATACACCACATTGGGCAGTGCCACGCCGTTGCCCCACATCTTATACTCCGCCGAATCAGAATGAGGGTTTTGCAGCCACTTGAATATCTGTTTTCGTGTCTTTGGTTTGCTTGATGTTCCCACAATCTTACGATGTGTTTCAAAGATTTCTGCCCACCGTGTGAGTTCCTCTTCAGAAGGAAGTTTCTCACCAAGGTCAGCACACCACCAATCCGGAAATCCCTGGAGCCTTGCACACTCCGTTGGAGTGAGTCTGCGGACAATGTATTCCAGATCCGAATCTGTGTCATTGACAAGCGGAGGGTCTTTGTAATCCGTAGCTACTAAAGTGTTGGCAAGTTCCTCTTCCGCAGAAGTAAAGAACGATGCCTTGCTGCTTGAGTAGGTGGGAACGGCAACCGCATCGGGTCCCGTGGCTTTCAGTGTGGAATTGACACCCTCATCACTGATTCCCATGTTCCTTGCGAAGTTCTGACCGCAGTTATAGCTTTCACGGTCGATGGCGTAAACAACGGCGTGGCGGTCTACGGTGTTTAAGGTGTACATGACATCACTTTCCGCATAACCGTTGCCGTGGTGGGAAGGTCGGGAGCCGTTGCCTTCCACAATGGCAATGCCGCCCTGGTTGCAGGTGGGGTTACCACCGTTCCCATCAAGGGTACGGGAGGTATCTGCTTTATAAAAACCGCTGTTGGGGTTTGCCGATTTCATGGCATTGCTGTCCTTGGAGCAGACACCGAAAGCGGTCGGCTCTACCACAAACGGCTGATTGTTTCCGCCTGTGCCGTAAGTAGCCGCCACGGTCTGTGCCACATCAAGGGGACCCACATAGCGGGTATCCTGGGAGTGATTTTCATAAACGGTTGCAGGAACAACGCCCGCTCGGAGCGTTGGAGATTTTTCCGTCTCATAGCCAATGCCACGGCTGTCGGCAGAATGCTCCGTACAAAATCCCGCAGACTCCATCACGCAAGGTGGATGGTGTGCCTCGGCACGGAGGGTGCAGGTCACATCATCGGTGACATCCATTCGGTCGCCACCCTGGTCATTTAAGACGATGCCTGTCGCAGGAGTGCTTTCTTCAGAAGTTCCGGCAGTTCTTTTCCACGGGCATCGGCTCGCCTCAAGATTCCTAAGCAAGCCTTCTGACTCAAATAATATTTTTCCGGCACACCCACCATTAAAATCTGCGACAAGATAGATACGTCTTCTTCTCTGGGGAACTCCCCAATACTGCGCGTCAACGCATCTCCATGCGATACTGAAACCGTCTCCCAACAGTTCTCCTGCTCCTGTCCATTTTCCTTTTGGAGGACAAGGTACAGCATAGTCGCCTTTGACGGATGCGACTGCTTCGAGGACGGCTTTGAAATCTTCTCCTGCGTTTGAGGAGAAGGCACCGGGGACATTTTCCCACACGATGTATCTTGGATATTCGCCATTGGTTTTACACCTCATTTCTTTTACGATTCGGATTGCTTCGTAGAACAGGCAGGAGCGTTCTCCATCAAGACCGCTGCGTTTTCCCGCCACACTCATATCCTGGCAGGGAGAACCGAAAGTGATGATGTCCACGGGGTCAATCTCCGCACCGCTTATGGCAGAAATATCTCCGAGGTGTTTCATCTGCGGGATACGCTTGCTTGTTACACGAATAGGAAAAGGCTCAACTTCCGATGCCCACAAAGGGGTAATGCCGGAAATCAAGCCTCCCAAAGGAAATCCCCCGGAGCCATCGAAAAGGCTGCCGAGGGTCATAGGTTTCTTATTCATCTGTGCCAACCTCCTTCACAAGGTCGGCATACGGTATCTGCACACCGTTACGGATAACAAAGACACCGTCTGCATCACCCGTATCTTCCACATATCTGCGGAGGATGACCGATGCGTACTTTTCATCCAACTCCATCGTATGGCAGATACGGTTTGTTTTCTCGCAAGCCATCAGCGTAGAACCGCTGCCACCAAAGGTGTCGACCACAATGGAATTCTCACGACTGGAATTGCCGATGGGATATGCCAAAAGGTCAAGAGGCTTGGAAGTCGGATGGTTTTTATTTTTCTTCGGCTTATCAAAGTTCCAGATGGTGGTCTGGCTTCTGCCTGCGTTTTTGCTCCAGTAGTGCTTGCCGTTCTGAAGGAAACCGTAAAGCACAGGTTCGTGCTGCCACTGATAATCACTTCTGCCAAGCACCAGGGAATTTTTCACCCAAATACAACAGCCGGAAAGATGAAAGCCTGCATCAATAAATGCCTTACGGAAATTCAAGCCTTCCGTGTCGGCATGGAACACATAAGCGGCACCGCCTTTTTCCAGGTGTGCAGCCATGTTCTGAAATGCCGAAAGCAGAAATTCATAAAATTTCTCGCTTGCCATCTTATCGTTTTTGATGGACAGACCATCGGAACTTTCAAAGGCTACATTATACGGAGGGTCGGTCAGCACAAGGTTGGCTTTCTTGCCATCCATCAGCGTAGCAACATCATCGGGATTGGTGGCGTCACCGCACATCAGTCTGTGTCTGCCCACCGTCCACACATCGCCACGCTCCACAAAGGCAGCCTTTTCCAGGGCATCGCTTAAATCAAAATCGTCCTCTTCCACATCGGATTTATCATCTCCGGCAAAAAGGTCTGCGATTTCGTCATCGTCAAAGCCTGCAAGACCGATATCAAAATCCATGCCCTGCAAGGACTCGATTTCGATTTTCAGCATTTCCTCATCCCATCCTGCGTCAAGCGCCATACGGTTGTCGGCAAGGATGTAGGCTTTCTTCTGTGCCTCGGTAAGATAGTCCACGAAAACACAAGGCACTTCATCGATGCCTTCTTCCTTTGCAGCCATCACACGGCCGTGTCCGGCAATGATGCCGTAATCCTTATCAATAATGACAGGATTGATAAAGCCGAACTCTCGCAGCGAAGAACGGAGCTTCATAATCTGCTCCGGGGAGTGGGTACGGGCGTTATTCACATACGGCACTAATTTTGTAATGGAAACAAGTTCCATCTGCGTTGTTGTTCTTCCCATAGCGCCCTCCTTAATACAGACCCCATTCAGCGAACTTCTCAAAGCCACCGAGGTTCTGAATGTACTCTCTCGCAATGGCTACGATTTCCGCATAAGGCTTGCCATCAATGGTGTCATCTCCAATGGCACAGCAAAGCTGCACAGGCTGTTTGGTTTTCTGTGCTTTCAGGAACGCATACACATTCACAGACACATCCGCCTTACTGAGGTCTTTGCCGTGAAGACCGCCGCCTGTAACAGAGTCAGCCATATCACTGCCAAGTTTACGGTTGATAGCACCCGTATCCACATCCGTGCCTCCGGTCCAGTCACCGAGAGGATTGATTTCCGCACCGGAATAGAGTCTCTTCAAATCTGCCGTTTCCACATTGCTCTGGCAGATGATCAGGCGAACACCGTCCATAATGTACTTTCCGTCATAAGGGCATCTGCCGTAAATGTCACGGGCAATGCGGGAAAGTTCCTCCTGCTCCTGTGTCAGAGGCATACCCTTGAAGATACCGTTATCCCCACAGCGAATGCCGTCCTTCTGATTGTTTGACAGGTGCTTATCCTGGGGAACGATAACAATGTCCGTATCCATCACACCTGCGATGCGATGCACAGCGTTTATAATTTCTGCTTTATCCAAATCTGCCGTGGTTTCAATAATGGCATGGCACACACCGTGACCGATGAGAACCTCCACTGCGATTTTCGGATTTTCTTCTTTTGCATAAGCCAGATCCACAATGGCTCCTGCGATTCTGTCTGCCACCTTGTCCGGATGGCTCGGATTTACTTTTTCAATCATGGTTAAAACCCCTTTCGTTGGTGCAATAGTCGTTCCAGGTCATCATTCGGATTGGTACCGGAGAAATCCACGGAACAGTTTTCTTTTACGATTTGCATGATGTTGTCCCACTGCCTTGAAGCTTGGTTCATATAGTTGATGCCGATGTTGATGAATGGAGAGGTGACAGGCTTTCCGGTTGTAGGATGCTTTGATAAGAATCCCAGCTCGTTTGTCATCTCCTCGCATTGTAGCCAACGGGCAACGCACATGGCATAACGTTCAATGGTCTGTGGGGAAACATAACCCGCACAACCGATGGAATTGAGCCAGTTCCATGTATCCTCATAAATCTGCTTTGCTCTCAGTTCCGTACCGTCACGCTGCTTTGCACTGAGCAGTTCATTTGGTTTCGGCATCTGGATACCTTCCACATCGGGGATATCCAGCATCGTTAGTTTGCGACCGCCGGGGTTGCCGTTCTGTGCCTTTTCCAGATTGGACTTCGGCTTACGACCTGCACCCGGACGTTTTCCGCCACGGCCGCCTGTGTTATTCGATTTTGTTGGCACGATTCTCACCGCCTTTCTGTCTGCGGGCCTTATTACCCTTTTGATTTCGCAATTTTTTCACACGAAACCCCACGCCCGTTGCACGCCATATTGGTCCAGGAGATTTGACCGCCCCTACCGGGGTCAGTAATTATGCCAACGGTCGCCACTTTCTGCGTGAATCTTAGCATGGCACGGCTTACAAAGAGCAATCAAGTTTTCTCTCGCATGAGTTCCGCCCTTGGACAGGGGCAGCTTATGATGTATCTCTTCCGTTGGTGTAAGTTTTCCTTCAGCCTGGCACATCTCACACAGCGGGTGGGCGGCAGCATACGAATCTCTTATCCTTTTCCATGCTCTGCCGTAGCGTTTACGCACAGCGGGGTCACGGTCATAGGTTTCGTAGCGTTTGTTTTCCTGCTTTTCATGTTCCTCACAGAACCTTCCGTCCGTTAGGTTGGGACAGCCTGGGAAAGAACACGGTCGCTTTGGTCTTTTTGGCAATTGTTTCACCTCCCTTGGGCATAAGAAAAGCCCTGAAAGATTTCTCCCTCAAGGCTTGGTTTCATTCTGCTTTTTGCTGATTATATCATATCATAAATGCCACTGTGGTATCTTGTTGCAAAGTGTTGCAAAGTGTGCAGACATTATATTTTGATTGGATTTTCCGGCATAGTTACATGGTTGATGGCACTGTTATGCCAACGGTACACCGTAGTTCTGTCGGCATGGAGTTCATCCCCAATCTGCTCCCAGGTAAGGTTGTGGATATAGCGGTAACGAAGGACCATACGCTCATCGGTATTGGCAACCTCATCAATAACCGTGCGTATTTGCTTTTTCAGTTCCACAAGGTTGTCGATTTCGGCGTTGATTTTATCTTCCAACTCCATAATCTTAAAAACGCTTCGTACAAAAGGGGCATCCGTATTTCTCGATGTCTGCACACGCTCCTCCCATGTGGGAGAAGAAATACAGCTCGACATTTCCCTAAGTTTTCCAAGTTCCTCAATATCCGAGTTGATTCTCTGGTCCAGTCTGTATGCCTGGCCTAAATATTCCTTTACTTTCACGATTCTTCCACCTCCGCTTGTAATTTGGAGATTAAATACTCTCCATCCACTGAGGTAAGTTCCCTATACCACGCAGAGCGGAAGAACCTCTCCACCTCATCTTTCATGATTTTGGCTGACTCGTTTCTGGGCCATTTTTTCAGTTTCTTAATTGCTGCCCTGTAGTCCTTTACGGCTAATAGGACGATGCTGTTTGCAAGATTTTCATAAGGGTCGGTCAATGGGCAGCACCTCCAATTCTTGCCTTTACGGAATCAATCAGTGCCGATTGGATTTTCTCCTTCTTCCGAAGTGCCTTCATAACATCCTCGTCAATGGTGTCTTTTGCAATAATGTGGTGGATGACCACGGTACTCTTTTGACCCTGTCTCCACAAGCGGGCGTTGGTCTGCTGATAAAGTTCCAGTGACCAGGTCAACCCAAACCATATAATCGTAGAACCGCCGAACTGGATATTTAAGCCGTGTCCTACACTGGCAGGATGGATAACGGCAACGGGGATATCTCCGTTGTTCCAATCTTTGATATCCTGGCTTGTTTTTATTTCCCTTACCGAAAAACGCTCCTTAATTCTCTGTAAATCATGGTTGTACCAATATGCCACAAGCACAGGCTTTCCGTTTGCACCCTCAATCAAATCCTCCAAGGCATCCAGTTTTCGGTCATGAATATGAATGATATCTTTTTCTTCGTTATAGACGGCACCGTTTGCCATCTGAAGAAGTTTCCCGGAAAGTACTGTAGCGTTTACGGCATCAATTTCCTCATCCTTAAGGTCTACCACCATATCTTCCTTCAATGCCTGGTACACCGACCACTCTTTTTCCGAAAGGGCAACAGGGACTTCGTTTATAATGCATTCCGGCATTTTTAGAAAATCCGCTGATTTCATGGAAATCGTAATATCCGAAATCAATCTGTAAATTGCATCTTCCGCACCTGCTCTTGGCTTGTAGGAGAAAATCATCTGCTGATTTCTCTTGTCCGGCACAAAGAAATTATTTCGGTAATGAGTAATGTATCTGCCAAGCCTCTGACCCATATCCAGGATACGGAACTCTGCCCACAAATCCATCAGACCGTTACTGGAAGGAGTACCCGTAAGTCCCACCACCCTTTTTACCGTTGGTCTTACCTTTAAAAGGCTTTTGAACCTTTTCGCCGCATGGGACTTAAAAGAAGAAAGTTCATCAATCACCACCATGTCAAAATCAAAGGGGATACCGCTTTTTGTAATCAGCCAGTCAACATTTTCTCGATTGATTAAGTACAGGTGTGCCGGACGTCTTAAGGCTGCAAGCCTTTCTGCCTCCGTTCCGATTGCCACCGAATAGGTAAGACCCGTCAGATGCTCCCACTTTTCAATCTCCGCAGGCCAGGTATCCCTTGCCACACGAAGGGGTGCAATCACCAAAACCTTCTGTACCTCAAAGCGGTTCAGCATCAGTTCGTAAATGGCAGTCAGTGTGATAACGCTCTTGCCAAGACCCATCTCAAGGAGAACTGCCGCCACCGGATGTTCCAATATGAAGTTTGTTGCATAGGTCTGATACTCATGAGGATTGTATTGCACGGGTCACACCTCCAATCTGTTCTACACTGTCAACGCAGAAAACCTTAAAACCGAGGCTTTCCAACTGTTTTTTTCGTCTTATCTGTAAAGGACGCATCTTTTTGCCTGGAGCCTTAAATTCCACAAAAGCCATTCTTCCCATTGGCAAAAGCACAAGACGGTCAGGCACACCATCTAAACCCGGACTTACAAACTTCGGTGCGATGCCTCCCATTTTCTTCACTGCGTCCGTGAATTTTTTCTCTATAAACTGTTCTCTCATGTCTACACCTCATTTGACACAAGAACACAAAATCACAACCATTCCCTATATATTCCTTACGCGCCTATACGCAGGTGTTTTTCACTTATACCCTTAATAAAAGCCATTTTGAATATAAGGGAAATAGTTGTGTTGTGTCGCAATCTTGTGTTCTTAGCCTCCGAATTTGTAAAGTCGCTGCCTGCCATAAATCGGCTGACGCTTGATAGCGTTGGTTCGCTCCCAACCGCAAATCTGACTCATCAGTGCTGCAATGGCATAGCTGTCCGAAGGTTTCAGTTCCTGCAGATTCTTACCAAAGCACTCGCACCAGATTTCCGGATTGCTGACCTCCGTGCGTACCACCGTACCTTTATGATCAGGCTGTCCGAACTCACTGCCTTGCAGGAAGTTGCGTCTCTGGTACAAATCCATGCTGTCCCAATCGGTCGGCAGTAAGGCATTCAGATACTCTTCCACCATACCAACACGCTCGTCTACTTCCATCGCAGACTGCTGCACCTTCTCGGATTCCGCAAGCACATCGCCTTCAAGGAACAGTTTCTCGCCGGACTTCCAGATGGCTTTTGCCTCCGCCCAGAACTGCTGACGGTATTCATCGGTAAAGTTCCAGGTCTTTTTCTGTTTCTTCTGATGCACCTTGATAATCCAAAAACGGCGGTTACCCGTAATATCACGCAGATATCCACGCTCGCCGTTGACCGTGGCAATGATAATGCACTGTCTCGGATGTGATTCCACCACTCGACCGTAGGAAGGACGGTATTTATCATCGCAGGTGGAAAGGAACGCCTTCACTTTCTCGATGTCGGCTTTCTTCATGCCTGCCAGTTCTCCGATTTCCACCGCCCAAAATCCCTGCAGTTTTTCCGCACCGGACTTATCATCCATATCCGTAAGGGACAGGGTTTCCGAATAATACTCCGAACCCACAAGGTCTTTTACAATGGTGGACTTACCGATACCTTGCTCACCGTCAAGCACGGGAACGCAGTCAAACTTAATGCCGGGAACATAGATACGGGCAACAGCCGCTGCAAAGGTCTTTCTTGTAACCGTGCGTACATATTCCGTATCATCCGCCTGCAGATATTTGATAAAGAGGTCTTCCACACGCTTGACCCCATCCCACTCCGGCAGACTATCCAAATAATCACGGACAGGGTGGAAGTGACGGTCATCGGCAGCCTTGGTAAAGGCAACATCGTGGTTACGGCTGGAAAACGGCAGATAGCGGATGTCAATGATGGACTTAAGCTGTGCCGTATCCGCATCACGCCAGAATGAATTGCCCGCAGGACGCTCCCAAGGGAGAGGACCCGTAATCTGAATACGGTTTGCCATTTCATTGAAAGCAAAGTTCTGGAAATCAGGGTCATTATTCAGAATGAGGTTCAGATTGTATACGCTGTTCTCCAACAGGCTCGACCTCGGCTGATAGCGGAGTTTCTTCTTCCAGTCCTCATCACCGTCAATGGAAAATTCCACATTCGCCTGTGCAAGGCGTTCATTGGCAGCAAGGAGTTTTACTTCGTCCTGCTGCATGGCAAACTCGCACATAGCGTTAAAGGATTTTTTATCATCGGCATCACCGAACTTATGGATACGGACAATGTCAAAGGCATTGCACAGTTTCAGATATGCGGGGTCTTTGGCATGGTGGCTGTAGACAAACTTATCCTCTTTGATTTCCACGCCCGCCATACTGCTTGACTGGATGAAATGCCAACGGCTCTCATTGTCAGTCGGCTCATATACATCGGAGAGGAAAATCTCCAGAGCCTTGGAAATCGGATGGTAGACACGGTTGAAAAGACCCACCACACTTTCCTTGGAAAGCGGGTCCTGCACCTTCTGCTGCGTGACACTGTTTGCCTTACTTTCCCTTGAGGAGGTAGGCAGTCTTGTCGGGTCAGTCCATTCTGGATGGGCATTTAAGATTGCATCGGGGTCAAGCCAACCGCCGTTTGTTTCCTTATATGCAAATACACCGTTCTGCGGAGTGGACGGCCAGTACATTAACTGATTGGGAAGATAGGAACACTCGTCAAAATAGTCGATGCCCAGCATATCCGCCACATAACGGGATACGGCAACAAACTCTTCCGGTGTTACATCACGGGTCAGAGGGCAGACGATTCTTGCCCTTGGATTTTCCTCTGTACTGCTGTGCGTGGTATAAAGCACGGAAGTATAAGGGAATGCAGTTTCATAGTTTTCAAGGAACTCCGTTGTAATGCGGTCACCGTCCAGGGAAAGCATGGAGCGTGACTCCACGGTGTCGATTTTTCTGCGGCCGCCCTTAAGGACACCGCCTACAAACCCACCGTGGTCTTTTGCCAGATCACGCTGTGCCTTATTCATCTTGGCGTATTCTTCCGCTGACTCCGGGGTACGGATGGTAACTTTCAAGCGTTCCTTTAATTCATCAAAGTCGATGGTTTTATTGACCCAGGTCTTTGCCTGTCGGCTGTTGCCGTATGCTATATTTAAATCACGCATTCTTGCTAACCTCCTCACAGTTTTCGTTGAACCAACGGATAGTCTGTTTCCTCTTTTTGGCTACACCGATTTCGTGAGCCATGCCCCTGGAAATCACATCACCGAATACCCATAATTCATTACACTTTCCAAGCAGCACATAATTAAAATGTATCGCATCCTCACGCTCCGTTGGATTTTCATCTTCCATAAACTGTGGATATAACAAATGCGGTGTGAGAGGAATTGCTTTCTGCTCATAAGCAAAACGGCTATATTTCCTTGCCTGCTCCGTGTTGTGCTTCGTATCCCCGGAAAACGGAGAACAGATATACACCAAAGGGCGAAAAGCAGACTGTCTGTCCGCCTTTGCCACATTGGTAAGAGCTTCATAACTGGTTGGGTCATAGTAACCCTCGGAATTGTATCTATCGATTCCCATTGCATTACACCTCCTGCTCAATCAGAGGCTTTATGCCGTCCGATTTCATAAGTTCGTAGATAAAAAGTCGACCCTTCTGTGTCCAGTAGGTATGCACCTTTGTATGGGTTTCTCCATCAGAACCCGGATAGCTGTGGGTCTTGGTGCTTGTGTAACCCTTCTGTGCATATTTCTGATACAACAGCCAAATGTCTCCCTGCTTGAACTGCACTCCTTTTTCGTGGAGATAACGGTTCATCCAGATAGCAGACTTTCCATAGTCCTTTGCGATGGCTGATGTAGAGATGAGGTCTTTACAATTAAGAACCACATCGTAATAACTGACTTTCGGTTGCATTTCCAAAATTTGCTGATTCTGCACGGCAATGGTGCCTGTCAGTTCCATGTTTTGGTGTTTCAAAAGAGCAAGCTGCTGATTGGCAAACTGCAACGCTCTCGCCATGACTGCTTCCGGCGAATTCCACGCTTCTTCCACCTGGATGAAATACTGGCGGAACTTCCTGCCGATATCAGTACGCTGAATCATACAGAGTTGCTTTGCCATGTCGATGGTAAGCTGATGGTCTGTCTGTACAGTTTCATTGCCCTGGGCTGTATTCCATTTTTGGAAGACAGCTTCAAAATCTGTTCCCTGAGTAAATCCGTACTCACACATACGCTTGAACCAAGTTGTGTAATTGCTGCCAACACAAAGGGCTGCGTGAAGGTCGCGTCCATTCACAGTAGGGCGCTCACTGTCATAGTTGATTCTGATTAATTCGTCCATATCGAATCCTCCTTAAAAATTTAATAGGCAGAAGGACTTGTATCCCTCTGCCTATAAGCGAAGAATCCGATGGAATCGAACCCCCTAATTTTAATCTTTTCTATAAAAATTGCACTCGTATCCGTCTGCACGAAGAAGAAGTCCCTTCGCCCAAGGCGGAGTCCTGCCCATCTGCTCACAGACGGCATCCAGGGAAACCCTGCGGTCGCATTCGATGATGATTTCATCGTGAACATGGGCAACGATATCGCAGTGGCTCAAGGTCTGAATGGCAAACATCAGAATATCCCTTGCGATTGCCTGCACCACATTTTCCGTGAATTTGGGGCCGTAGCTTTCCAGACGCTCCCACTTCTTTGTTGCACCCACACCTTCATAGGTCACTGCCTTGCCACCGAACTGATTCTCTCCCATGCGTGGTTTCACATAGGCAAGCTGTCTGCCAGACGGAAGTGTCAGAAACAGAAATCCACTCTGATAGTGAAATACAATGCCGTGGGTTTCCGTTCTGCTTTTTTCTTTCACGCAGGTCTTCACGGCACGGTCGATATCCCACCACAACCTGGTTATCATAGGATTGGCATTTCTCCACGCAGATACAAGAGGCTGAAGTTCTTCTTCCGCAATACCCATCTCCAAGGCACCCATAGCTTTCAGAGCACCAACTGAGCCACCATAACCGAGGGCGAGTTCTGCAATTTTGCCTTTTTGACGAAGGTGTCCGTTCACACCATGCTTTTCAACGGGAACGCCAAACATCTGACTTGCACTGCTGCAATAAATGTCTTTGCCTTCCTCGAACACTTTCATTCTCCACTGTTCACCTGCAAGCCAAGCCAACACCCTCGCTTCAATCGCAGAAAAGTCCGCTACGATAAATTTTCTGTCCTTCTGTGGCACAAAGGCAGTACGGATAAGCTGTGACAGAGTATCGGGGATATCTTCATATAGAATTTCCAGGGCATCATAGTTTTCGCTGCGTACAAGGTCACGTGCTTCTGCCAGATCTTCCATATGGTTCTGCGGCAGGTTCTGAAGCTGAATCAGCCTGCCCGCAAATCTTCCGGTACGATTGGCTCCGTAAAACTGAAACATCCCCCTTGCACGATTATCCCTGCACACGGCATTTTTCATAGCCGTATATTTTTTCACACTGCTTTTGGCAAGCTGCTGACGCAGGGAAAGCACATCGATAAGTTCCTGTGGCGCTGTTTTGATTGCCGCCGCCACTTCCTTTTTCCCAAGGCTGTCCATTTCCAGACCGTTATCTGCAAGCCAGGATTTCATCTGCTGCACGGAGTTTGGATTGTCGAGATTTGTCAGAGCCTGCATCCTGGCAGTCAGACGCTCACGGCTCTTGCTGTCGATATCAATGGCGCTGTTTACAAGCGCCATATCCACACCGATGCCACGGTCATTGACTTCCTCGCTCAGATGATATTCCGCCCAAATCTTATCTGATACCGGAAAGCGTGACAACTTTGCCTGAATGCCCATCTCTGTTTCCACATCACGGAGATTATATGCCTTAAACTGCTGCCACTTCTCCATATCATGCTCCGGCAGATTTCTTGTGCGGCCGCCATTTACCTTAGTCGATGCACAGGGAACACAGAAATATTTGATTAAGGATTTACCCTCTGTCAGCTTTTGCTTTTCTAGTCCAAGAACCGCACCGACACCTTCAAGGGAAAGAGGCAAACCCAGGGTTGCCGACCAAATCATAGTGCAGTGCCAGCTTGACGGATTTAAGTAACGGGCGCATTCCTGCGACAACGGATAATTGTCATGGAACGGGTCAAGGCTTACACCCATATCCGATAAGAACCTGGACAGACATACCCTCTCAAATGCTGCGTTAAAAGCAGTTTTTATAACGGCATCATCGGTCAGTGCCTCAATAATCTCTGCCGGGATTTTCTCCCCCCAGGCAAGGTCGACCACCTGCACCGCACCACCGTCCACGGCATAGCCGAACAGCAATATTTCAAAATCCTCGCTCTCTGCGTATTTGTAAACACCACATTTTTGCAGATTGACCGAGGAGAAGGTTTCAATATCAATACTTAATACTTTCATAGCACATTCCTTTCTATGACAAAGGCGGCAGAAGAATATCCTCCGCCGCCCGTCATGTTTACTCGGTCACATCTTCATTCTGTGCAGCATTTTTCTGCTTACGCTTTTCACGAAAGGCTTTGACCTTCTTCATGATAAAGCGGATAACCTCACATACCGTCCACACAATGCCGTTGATGGCAAGACCGTAGATTAGGCAGAAAAGCACAATCACATCGACCTGTTTCATAAATTCGTATAATTCGTTCATATCGTTTTACCTCGTATTTCGTAATTTTCGTTTGAGGCAGACGGTGGTATTTCACACCGCCTGCCAGGGGTTACACTTAAGCCAGGAAATCGTCATCCTCAACAGTGGAGAAGTCATCGGTTGCGGAAGTACGGCCGCCGAGATACTCACCGTCACGGATTTTCTGGATGTTGCCAAGACCACAGGCAACGCCACGATTGCCGTTACTGTTAAATGCGTAAAAGTTCAAGGACACTCTCGCATAACAGCCGGAGTAGACCTCGTCACGGTCAAGGATAGGCTTCACAGCCTTGTCCACAATCTGAGGTGCAGTGGTGCTGTTGGCGTTCACGAAGTAATGACCCTTATAGGCGTCATCGTCACGCTCAACATCGCCATCGCGGAGAGGAAGTTTGATTGCGCCCTTGTTAGGCTTCTTGCCGCCGAACTTGGCGATGCCTTCCTCGATAGCAGCATCCACGGCAGCATTGATAGCGTTGATGGTTTCGGTATCATCCTTCGGAATCAGCACGGACACGGAATATTTTTCAGTGCCGCCATTGATGCTTACAGGCTCCCAACCGTGGAAGTAAGAAAGACGAGTGTTCTTGCCAGTGATAACCTTAGTTCTGTTTACGTTTGCCATAATTTTAATCCTCCATAATTTTATTGAATTCGTTTTTTGCGTTTGATACATTCATTGCCTGCCTCTTATCCGAAAGGGGAACGAGGGTAGGCTTTCCGGGTGGTTTGATTACGAGGCCGCCCAGGATTTCCTCGAACTGCTTTTTGCCCATCAGCTTCTGCATTTCGGTCAGCGTGATAAGACTCTGACGGTAAATATCTGTGTAACCGTGTTCCTTGGCTGCCGCCGCCACCGCATCCTCATCGGAAAACTTACGGTTAGAACGACCTTCCACAACCTTGAACCCGCTCCACTGCTTACCGTGGTTTAGTGCCGCCTCCAGGGCATAAGCACTGATTTCGTTTGCCCACTTGGTGATATCCGGCAACATCGGAAGAATGGATTCAATCTCTTCATCAGTAAGTAAAGGTGGTAGTTTGAATTCTTCCTCTGCAATACGGAGTTTTTCTGCTGCCCTTGCACGGCACTTGACCGCTGCACGGCAGAACTGACACCACTCTCCGGGACAATATTCGCCTTCGCCCTTGGCAGCCATTTGTGCCTTGGGTTTCAGTTCGTTTTCCGCCCAATCCTTCAACTCCTCCACGGATACCGTCCACGTTTGAACATTCTCACGTCTTGGCTGGAATATTGAGAGGGAAACTTCTTTGATGTCATACAGGCTTTCATAGACACCAAGGGCTGCGATGCCGTAACACATGAGCTGCGTATTTCGTTCCGCATCCACAAGGACTCCGAGTCCGTACTTCGCATCAATAATGTGCAGGGTATCGTCTGAAACCATAAGACAGTCTGCCGTTCCATACGACCCCGGTACAAAATCCGATAGGTCAACCTTCTGCTCAATCAGCACCAGTGGATCAGGGCAGGTCTGCTTTGCTTTTTCAAGTTGCTCCAACACAAACTCTACATAGCCGTCAGAGTGTTCTTCCATCTCATCGGTGTTAAATGCGGAAACAGGTCTTTTACTGCGTCTGCGGAGCGCCTTCTTCAGCTTGTGTTCGCACAATGCGTGAAAAGCGGTACCTTCTTCGGCAGCGTTACTGCTCTTGTTTTCAAACTCCGTTTCCAGAACTGCACTCGGTGTGCAAGAAAGCCACCTGTGGGAACTGGAAGGAGAAAGAAGTGCGTGATTACCCATTGCCAAGCACCTCCGCATCCTTAATAAGGTCTGCGTAATGCTTCGGGTCCACATCTGACAGCTTGGTGCCGCCGTACTTGGTAATCAGACCCTTGACCTCGGCTGTCATTCCGTTCTGCGTTTTTACCGCAAGCACGGCACGTACATCTGCCAATGAAGGTGTTTTTTCTGCTGCTATCTGTTTTGTGGGTTGTCCTGTTTCGACAGGCTTCGACACTTCCTTGGCTTCAACGAAGATTTCCTGGCTGTCTGCGAATGCATAAGCCACAGCCTCCAGTCCGTCTGCCAACGAGTGCATCAGCTTCACCACATCAAGGAGCAGGTTAAACTTGTTTGCGTTTGTCATGGTTTTCGCCTCCTTTCAGTTCGTGAATCTCGACAGTCTGCACCGAGTCACCGGGGGACAGAACCAGGACGTTTACCTGCTGACCGAAGAGAAAATCAAGTATTCTCTTGCGAATCTGCATCGTTCCGCTTCGGACTACCGGAGAAGGTGTGCCGCCGGGTTTTGCAATGTTAATAGAGATTTTGTGTTTTACCATTGCACTTGGCTCCTTTCCGAGGAGTTTTTCTCACCCCTCTGTCCATAAGCGAAAAATGAGGGGGAATCGAACCCCCTCAAATCAAACTTTTTTAAATTTTCTTTTTCAGCGTTGCGTAAATCTTCGTGAGCCTGTTACGGATGGCTGCCTCTGAAACACCTTCTTCTGCTGCAATCTGCACGTTGGTCATGCCACGATAGAACTTCTTGATAACGGTATCCTTCTGCTTGTCCGTCAGTTCCGAAAGAGCCACCTTCAGCTTTTCCATACGAACGGAACGCTCCTCGTTTGCGATAGAAGTGAGAATCTGCTGCAGAGGATTGTAGGTATCGTCCTCAAGGTATGGGTTGCGGTCATCCGCATCGTCGCCGTCCCCATCGTGGTAGCCGTCCAAGTGAACCGGACAGTGATATGCCTCTCTACGCTGTGCATCCAGTTCTTCATCGTCCATGCCGTGAAGCTGTGAGATAATGGTTGCGTTCTCTCCGTTTTCGCCGGGAGTGATGGTGTAGCTTGTACCATCGTTGAAGTAATAGATGTAATTTGTACGGTTGTCTTCCGCTGTTTTGAACTTTCTCATTTAAAGTCCCTGCCTTTCTTTTCCGCCCGACTGGGTGGCGGCAGGGACACAAAAAGAGCCGATGTGATGCTACACACCGACTCTGATACCGAAAATGGGCATGGCAAAGTACGGTGGGTACATCTTTGGTCAGTCCACGGCTATACCGTGAATTTGACTCTTGATGTATCCCGCCGCCTTAAGGTCGACCACTTCGGGCATTGGAATATTTTTTATTTGAGTGTCTGGCACTCAGATGGATACGCATTTCTGTGTACCCGTCTCAATGCCAGGCGTTTTTATTTATAGTTTACACTGGAATTTTTTTCTGCGATGGACACGCCGTGTCCGCTAAAAAATGCCGTAAAACGCAAAAAAGCCAGAACACGAAGAGTATTTACTCTCATGTTCTGGCTTAATTTTATCTAAATTTTATGAAGGCTTTTAAGAACGAAAAATCGGAAAAACGGGATTATGGTGTAGGTTGGTTCTTAATCATCGCACTATAAATACTTCTCATATAGCGAATGCGTTTATTATTCCATTCCTTCGGAACGTAGATTTGTCTTAAATCATAGTGTTCCCGGAAGAATTTTGCCCACTGTTCTCTTGTGGTGTATCGGGCAAAGAAACCTGCCATATCCCATTTGCGTACAATCTCTTTCTCAATATAATATCTGGCCGTCTGATAATGGCATATTTTATCTTTTACTTCATCCCATTCTGATTCCGATGCAGAATATACGGTTGGTACCAATTTCAGCCTGTGTAGGACAAAGCGACTTTCTGTATGAAGCATATGTGTAAAATCCGGTGCTAACGGCATCGAAAGTTCGGCGCATAATCCAGCCAGGCGATGCACTGGAACATCCTGAACCCCTGCTTCTTCCGCATTGACTGCACAGGAATAAAACAGTTCTACATTATATTTCCATTCTAATGTAAACAAGGCGATTGTACCGAAAATAACATCCTCATCCGAGCCATCCAGTTTTTTAAGGAGCAGGCTTACCAATTTATCATAATCCTGCATATATTCAAGGAAGGTTGCATTGGATATTTTCTTTACGTCACAGATTCGCTTATTTACGATAGCTTTAAGCAATGGATGGTTTGCAAGTGTATTTAATTCAAAATACTGCATCGGGGTAATATTATGCCCCTGCAGTTTTCCACGCATGGTTTCGACATCCGCAGAAAGCAACTCCGGTATTTCAATACCTAAGTCGTTTTTCACATGATTACACTGAAGGTCTCGATAATGCTGAGCATATGCAATATTTCTGCTGTCACGCATTCTTACATCGTCAGCATCCGTTCCTCGATTTTCTCTTAACGATTGTTTCGGCTCAGTCAAATAGTACGCATCTTTAAGAATGAACATGATGATACAATCACGCAGATTCTCAATGCTAAACAGGGAAACATCGTATAATTCCGGCTGCGGAAAAAAGTGCGCCAACCTGTTATCTATCATCTCAAGCATGGTTAATCCCATCATGTCACCCCCATTTCGCCGGACACGCCATGTCCGTTTTTTTATGAAAAAAATTTTTAAATATTTACACCGTACTGTTCCAGATACTCTCTGACTGCCCACAATGGCTCCGGATACTTCACGTGCAAAGCCTCGCTAATCCACTGATGATCTGGATTCATAGGCTTTAACTTGCAATTCAAAACATCCAACAGCTTTTCACTGATAACAGGAGGAAGGTTCATGCCAAAGCAAATAAGAACCGCTGTTTCAACAGATGGATTTGTTGTTCCTTTCACTGTTCGGCTGATTGTTTTAGGGTCACGGTCAATCGCATCACCAAGGTCCGTGTACTTCATTCCACGCCAATCAAGCAATAAATCCATACACTGTTCAGGGTCATCCGTCATCTGCCTGCGAATTTCCAACCATTCAGCCTGTTGCTTTTTCCTCATCTCTACCTGGCGCGATTGCGGCGCGTTTTGATATCCGTTGTGATATGTAATATCAAAGGTTACATCGCTCGGCTCACGATTAAGGAAACAGGCAGTATGGTATGTGGATTCTACCTTGCTTGTGATTTCCATATCAAAAGCAAGACAGCATTCATCCATATGCGCTCGGGCATAATCGGTCAGTTCAAGTTTGCCATCTTCGTTATAACCGACATATAGGGGAGCGTTATAAACAAAATGGTTATCCACGAAAAGATAATCGCCGTTTGCGGTCTTTTCACGGAGTTCCAAATTCATAAAACGCTGAACTGCAGCGTCCTGGGCACTCAAAGTAAATGTCTGATTAACTTTGATAGCACCTTTGCGGAAACCATGTGGCTTTACATAGTGTCCATCAACATAGTTAAATGTGCCGATGGCTTCTTCAAAGCCAAGTTCTACCAATCGAATTTTTACGGCTTGTCTCGAAACACCATAATCCCGCTCCAATGCCCCGATTACCATTTCCATGACATCAACCGTATGCCTTGCATCGGTCTGTCTCATGAAATAGGCTATGTATTCTTTAGCCTTTATTGTAAAAGGTTCCTTCGGCATCTGGATTCTCGGTGCAAGCTGATTAGCCTGCTTTTCCATATACTTTGTAGATTTTATGGATATGCGGGAATCTGCGTCGCCAACAACCTCGCAACTAATGTAAGAAGCATCCGTATTGAATAGCTGTTCCAGTTTGAATGCCTTGCGATGCTTCGTCCAATGAACGCACTCATGAACAATGGTATTATTAAATGAACCAAGATTTCGGAGCAGATAAATCTGCGGGTCCACAACAATTGTTTTTCCTTTGATATGCGTAGGAACATCTGCATCCTCGTTTGCATCGTACATTACTGTATCGGTATCATCAAAATAAATCTGTCCAAATACAGAACCATCTTCACGGATACGCTGATTTCTGACGGTTAACCCCATGTTCTTTGCAAGTTCTGTCGGGTCAACCCATACAGGGTCTTGACCACGCATTGGAATGCGAAGTGCAGCCGGATAATATTCCTGCAAGAATGCTGTTGCCACATCATCCAATTTTTCATATGGGATAATCGGCACAAGAGAATCATCCATCGGGTCTTTCACACGGCTTTTGCCGTTGTATTTTGATACCCGCAGGATTTCAAAATCATCCAGTTTCTTATCCAGATCACCACGGCAATGAGCCATCATCCACACGATATTTTCATCATAATCGTCGTAATGGTAATCTCCCTCATGGGTTTCAAACCAAATAGAAACGGCCACATCGAAATGCATCTCCATTTCCGGCTTGTCCTCAACCCACACGTATTCTACCTTGACATCTGAAATCTCCGTCTCTCCGGCACGATGGATTCTCTTTAATTCGATACCCAAAGAATCAAGGTTTGCCTCCAGGTAGCTTTCGGCAGCCGCCCAGAAATTATTATCAAATTTCTTTTTTACATATTCAGCAAATGAACGATGTGCTGCCATAATCTACCCTCCTTTATGTCTGCTACAACTCCAATTTTTCGATAGCTATTTTCTTTCGCCTCAAGTAACAATCGAAAAGCATATCAGCCGGAATCAAACGTATCTGGATATCCTCCAGTCCTAATTCGGAAAGCATATCCAATTTGGCGTTCCCTTTGTTTATTATTTCGTTTCCTTCGGTCGGCATCAAAAAGCAGTTCTTAACAACCGCAATATGGTGGTCTGCCAAGAATTTCTTATATGCCAACTGATACATATACTGCTTCACTACATCGCCAACGCCAGGGTTGCCCCTTAATGTGCGGCCTTTTTCAAGCTGAATCAGATAATACTTGGCATCGAAAATGATGAACCAATCCTGCCCACTGTACTCATTGATGGTAATGAGGTCGGGGATAAGGGTATCCTTGGGTTCGTGAACAAAGCCCTCTCCACACCATTTTGGCTTCTCAACCAAATCTATCAGCTTGGTTTTCTTATTGTATCCGTCTGCCAACGGCTCCTTCATTTGCAACTGACCAATCGCAACATCCAGTTTGTTTCCGAATGCGGCTGCACAAGCCTTTTCCCAAACTGCATGAAATGCGGTGGTGCCAAACATACTAATGCCTTGATTTTCTTCAAGCATTTTTCTGTCCTGTGAAATGTAGGTATACAGTGTTTTGAGCAAAATCTGCCGATGCGTGTTGAACTGGACATTCAACTCTTTCATGATTCGCTCAAGAATATATTCCTTTTCGCCAAAGTCCTCCAAGGCTTCATCACTTAAGGAAACAGAATCGATTTCAAACAATTCTTCCAGTCCAGCATCTTGGAGCTGCTTGGAACATTCCGTAAGAACGCACTCATGCAGGCGCTTGAAATAGTCCATATCATCTTCTACTGACCTATGAGTAATCAGTTCTGTATAATACGGGCGGCCTTCCTCGATAATAGCAAATCCGTCATCGATGGTTCTGTTCCAAAGAATATCGCCTTCGCCGTTGACTTCCAAAATATCCTCGCTGTTGTTATAAACGCCGTACTCGTAGTAGTCGTTCAAAAGGTACAGGATAACCGCAAGAATATTAAAACTGCGGTTATCTCCGTCACCATTAAACAGATTTATGATTTGCTCCTCCGAATGGCTGTAGCGTTCAAGAACTTTCACAACCTGCTTCATTCTTGCAAGCGGTTCATTTTCAGAAAGAATATATTTCGGATAAACCTTGATTACACGATTTCCGATAGTAATGACACCAACATATGTAAACACATAATAGCAATCATCGTTTCCGGCAGTTTCATCCACCACCTGGACATCTTCATCAACAAGGTCTGTCAATTCTTTCTGCTCCGCAGTGTTTGCAACGGTCTTTAAAATACCGTAGGACTTTAGGCTTTTTATGAATTTTTCTACTCCTACATCATCGTAGGAGAAAAGAGTACGCAGCTGATTCTTAGTGTAACGCTGCTGTTCTCGGACATAGCGAGAACGAATCTTTATCTCCATATCCTATCATCCCTTCTGCGGATTATAATAAACCTCCTCAAAATCCTCTCCGAAGATCTGGATTCCGATTTCGTCAAAGCTGTCGCATACGGCAGAATACTTGGTGGTATCCTCGCAACCGGAGAACAGCTTATGCTTATGCTGTTTTGCTGCATCTTCGTAAAGATACATGATAACCTTGCTCTTGAATACTTCTACAAAACGTGCTGCGTCAACAAGGGTGTCATTTTCCTCGCTAACGGTTTTCAGTACACGCTTGGAAATGAAGAACGGACCCATCAGCTTGTCTTCGTTTACCTTGTACTCCTTGGCAAGTTTCTCGTTAATTGCACGTCTCAGAACATTCCATTCAATCTCTTGGGTATTTACAGTTCCAACTGGTACACGCCCTTTGATTTTATCCTGATTCTCATTAATGCCAAGATACTCAAAATTCCAACGGCGCTTGAATGCAGTGTCCATAGGGAATACACCTTGGTCAGCACTGTTCATTGTTGCCCAAATGAACATATTATTCGGAATCTTGATTTTCTTGCACATAGCAATATCGCACTTCAGTTCTGCTGCCAGATACTTTCTGATATCTTCAGAAGTCTGAATTTCGTATTCGCTGACGCCATCCTCGTCGCGGTCAAGCAACTGGAATACGTCACCGAAAACAGCAGCCACCTTGGCTCTGTTGATTTCTTCAATTATCAAAATATGAGGCTGTGGATTCAAAGAACGCGCACTCTTCAATGCCTCAACATACACCCTCATGAACGGCCCCGGAACAAATTCATAGCGAATAGCGGTACCGTCAGAAACAGGCTTATATGTTCCAACAAACTGAGAATATGTGTAATCCGGATGGAAAGTCACACGCTCATAAGAACCTTCTGTGTCCTTCAGACACGCCTCGCAGTCTCTCTTCAAATTGAAACTCTTACCAGTACCAGGCGCGCCGAAGACAATGCGATTTCTCTCATATTTAGTTGGTAAATCTGTATTGTAAATCAGCGGCATATTGACCTCCTGTAACGCCATCAAGTACATCAAGTATTTCTTGACAGCACTTCTTTGGGTATTATTTTTCTTATCAGATGCTTCTAACACAACCAAGCAATCCTGCACTTCAATCACAGCATCCGTGTAGAATACACTGTGTCCTTCATGAGAAGGGAGTGGAGTGTTGGAAATGTTGCTTACATACTGATTGATGGAATTTGCCGTGTAAGGCTGTCCTGCATCGGAATCACCCTCCGGCTTAACCTGTGTTTCCATCCAAGCACGGAAGTTACGCTTATTACGTTCTTCCGGATTGTCAAACTCGATTTCATCGACTTCATCAATAATTTCTTCGCTACCGTAATAGTATCTATCATACAGGAACATCAAGTTTGCCTCATCGGTGAGAGGATAACAAGATGTCAATTTACCCTCGGATTTCACAGGGAGCTGCTCACCGGATGCAAAATTGCGATGCCATGTTCCAGGCTTCATATTTGCCATTGCAGATGTCGAATCATAGAAGTAATTTCCGATACCATCAACAAAAGCTAACAGACTTTCGCCGTCCATTGCAACGACAACAGTGCTTGCGTCCGTTTTATAAAAACGAATAAGTTCTCCTGCCTTGCGGGAGGCAACATTCTCGGCATATCCGAATTTTTCTTTCAATGCCTCCGTGATTGCACCCTTATCAAGACCTTCACCTGCGACATAATCCTCAAGAGAACCGATATCTCGCCAACCGATACCTATAACAGATTTCTGATTCCATTCTGCTGCATAATTCTGGGTATCATCGGAAGTGCCGACTCTTACAAACTGAATGATGTCTCCACCAAAGCGTTCAAACAGTACATCCTTGAACTCACCATAATACCATCCTGCATAATTGGAAATCATGGCCAACTGACCGCTACGAGTAAAGTATTTTTCACTCGGCTTGATTTTCAATGCATAGAGAATGTGGCGCTGCCAATCAGAGGAATGGAAACAACTCAGCTTATCTGGGCAAACCATCGCAAGGTACTTGTGGAACCAACCCCAATTACAGTACGGCTCGCCGACTTCGTTCCAAAGAGTAGTATCCAACTGCTCATAATCAGCAAGGGTGTCGAGAGTTGCATTCTGAACAATACCTGCAGCCTTGACCAACGCATCTCGTATGCTACGCCCCAGTTCTAAAGCCTCATCTTCCGTAAGTACCTGTGGTTTCTGAGGACTACCCGTTGTCCATTCTCCAGTTTTCTGTTTCTGGAACAGACCGAATTTATAAGCAGAACCACCGGAAATACTACCAAAATGCTGACGACACTCCTTGTTCATTTCAAGCCAACAGCAAAGGGAGTCCTGGTTCTCGCCAACAGTATAGAACAGGTAATTCAACAGTTCATCATCCGATAACGCTGCCAAAATCTCCGGAGAAAACTTGGATGTAAATTCTGTAAGTATAGATTCCAGATCATCCTTTTTCGTAGGAATGTCCAAGCCAGTTTCAGAGACATAGGACTGCAAATATCTGGCAGCCTTTTCGTACTCATTGGCATCATCATTTTGCTGTGTGACTTCATCAGTGCTTGTCTTCAGATAAGGTCTGTTATCATACATCGAGATATAATCATAGATTTTGTCCTTGTGTATTACCGCAATATAAATCCCTAACTTATTAACGATTCTATCGAAAGGCAGGGCAGGCGTGTAATTGTTAGGAATAATTATTTGATTACCCGGACCACTTCGCTGTCCATTCTTAGTTCCGGAAATTTTCTCAATTGTTTCCTCACCGCACTCAAGACTGAAGATATAGTTTTCATACTTATCAACAGAACTATTCAACCCAAAGCAGTAGTACTTAAGACCGTGTTCTAACGCATATCTCCATGCTACTCCACGCTCATACGCACCACTATCTCTTGTGTCAAAGTAATTTTTAGTATTATCTTGTTTATGCACCAAAGGGTAAACGAAAATCACGATTTGCTCTCCGGTCTTCAAGGACAGAACAAAGCCTCTTTCTTTCGTACCTTCTATGTACTGTTTTAAGGCTTCATCACAGCCCATATATTCATTTAAGGCCTCTACAGCCTGCGAAGTTGTATATGCCATGATGCATTCCTCCTTTCATTACTCTATGATGCCAAATGTTGACATTGTATCAACAACTGCTTCTGCGCAGCACTTCGCAAACAGCGGAGGCACTGCATTTCCAATCATTTTATACAATTCCATATTGCTGCCTTCAAACACATAATCATCAGCGAAAGTTTGTAATCTTGCTGCCTCTCTAACGGTTATGGTTCTCTGTTGAGATGAATCTGGATGGATATGGCGTAAGCCATCTTTATAAAGATGGGCGGGAATAAGGTTACTCGGCTCATCCCATCGGATAACATGATATTTATGAACATTGGAGTTCTTTCCCGTCATCTCAGTGTATAACTGTTTCAGTGCATCGATTGATGTATACTGATTTCTTCCAGACTCGATATCTTCAGTCAATAGTTTAAAAATCCCAACATCTCTGTCACTCTGCCATCTTGCTACATGGTTTGGAACATCACGTTCAGGAAGAGAGTGCCTTGTTCTTGCACCATTTACCTTTAGGTCCTCAGACAGAGGGTACAACTTCGGCAAGTCGCCGATTGCCTCATAAACAGTTTTTTTCTGCATGGTTTTATGTTTAGGCAAGGCTACTTTATAGAAATAATTTATAGCTTCGCTACTTCTGTCTCCAAAAGCGTCCTTGCGAACCCCGAAAATAATTATTCTCTTTCTGTTTTGAGGAACACCATAGTCGGTAAAGTCAATTATTGCCTCACCCAAATTGGAAAGCAACAGATACCCCGCCTCATTAAAACTCTCCTGGATGATGTCAATTATCGGTCTATCACCAGGCTTTGCACTTAATATCCCGGGTACATTTTCAAAGATAAATGCTTTAGGCCTGTATCGGTCTAATACCTTGATGTAGCTTTCAAACAGATAATTTCGGTAGTCATTTTTCATGCCAAACTCATCACGAACACGCCCTGCAATGGAATAAGCCTGACAGGGAGGTCCACCAATTACGACATCGATGCCGCCCACAGTGTCAATAAGTTTATCTAAACCAACTGAGCTACCATACTCTTTATCATTTTCCCAACCCACAAACAATTCATCCGTTCTTTGAATATCAAAGCGAAGAACTCGTGTTTCTGCATCGGGGTAATGCCACTTCTCACGCATTCTGTTTTCGAGATTTTTACAGGGAACTTTTTCCCACTCAACAGCTGCAATTGTATCGAAGGCTCCGGATTGTTCAAAACCATCCATCAATCCGCCACATCCGGCAAACAAATCGATGGAACGAATTTTAGTTTTGCCCATTTTCATTCTCCTGTATAATTCTCATTATCGCTTCTCCAAGTGCCTGTCCCAACAACGGCGGAACTGCATTTCCTACCTGTCTGCTTTGCTGTGTCTTTGTACCTGTAAAAACAAAATTGTCAGGGAATGACTGCATTCTCGCGCTCTCGCGCACAGTAGGAATTCGATTGTACTGATAATGGAAAAGGTTTCTGTGTCCTGTATCAACAGTCCTTGCCGGGGCATTTCCGTTCAGTCGCGTCCAAGCCATATGGAACTTTCTGCTTTCGCCCCATCCAGGAGGAAGGTCCTTATAGTTACCACCTTCTGGCACAAGAGCGATGGTATCTTTAACCATCTGTGTATGGTTAGTACCAAGATGGTTATAAAGGACTTCACAGTCACCCCTCATCAGTCTCTGATATTCAGTTAAAGGCTCCTGCTCATATTCAGAAACGTCATCACCAATACCATTTTCCAAAGCAGGCAAGTCACTTACAGCGTCTCTGCAGGTACGATATGTTTCTGGCGTAAACATAGGTTTAGGAAATTCCGGTACACCGAGGTCTTCTCTAATTCCCATGAAAATTAATCTTTTTCTATTCTGTGGAACACCATAGTCGGCAGCACAGAGAATCTTGCAGTCGATGTTATATCCCATAACCTTAAAACGGCGTAAAATTTCCTCTTTAATCTGTCCTTCATACAATGTTGCCATTCCAGGTACATTTTCAATGATAAAGGCTTTAGGTTTGTATTGCTTCACAATTTCGATGACCGCCAGATACAACTTATTTCTCTCGTCATCAAAATTTCTTGGTCCCGTCAAAGAAAAGCCTTGGCAAGGTGGTCCTGCGATAACCACATCAATTTCACGTTCTCCGGCAATACGTTTTATCTCATCAAAAGTCTCCTGCTTGGAAAGGTCTGCGTTCAGTGCAACCGCTCCATTATGGTTTTTTACAAACGTATTCAATGCGGCCTGGTCATTGTCAACGCCCACTATGATGTCAAATCCGGCATCCATAAAACCCTTTGACAAACCGCCGCACCCGGCGAACAAGTCTATAGCATTCATTCTATCATCCTCCAAAATTACTCTTTGATAAATTCGCAAATATCAGAAATGTCACAGTCAAGTCTTGAACAAATCTTGAGTAACACTTCCATACTAACAGGCTGATTTTTACTGAGTTTTGCAAGAGTATTCGTTCCAATTCCGGTCAATGCTCTCAATTCACTTTTATTTATTCCTCTGTCTATTATCAGCTTCCATAATTTGTTATAACTTACATCCATTTTACTCGCTCCTCTATTCTTCAAGCAAAATTCCAATTTGTTACGGGCATGATATACCCAAGTCTATATCAGTATACCACCAAACTATGAATTTTTCAAGGGAGCAATAAAATATTTCGCCCTCTATACATTTTAGTCCGTTAATAAAGGGAGAATCAGCATTAAGTTTCTCCCTTCGTTAACGCTATGGTCTTGTAACCGAAAATCTTTTCCCTGAAAAATCAGCTTGATATAGGCCAGGGCTTACATATCTAAGAAGTATATGGTCGCGCCCATAGTCATCCAGGTCTTTTACGGAAATTACGTGAAACGGCCCAACATTCATTCTTTCCCTTAAATATTTACCTAAAACAGCACCACCTTTTCTTGTGGAAGCATCTCCATATGAAAGCTGCTTTGGGTATACCATTAACGGTGTGCTTTTTGACGGATAATATCGTTGTCCTCCTTGGAACGTCATCGTCATTATTGTACCATCATCCCATATTACTGTAACTGGATCAGATTTGCGTGTGGATTTTCCGCCTGTTGTAGTCCTTTTATTTGGAAATGGTTGAAATAGTAATGGATAATTATCTATATGGTCTGCCAAAATTGGAATGTACGCCTCAAGAGCAGTCCTTTTCTTAGCTGTATGCCCTGACTGGCTCCCCCAGTTCGGACCACCTCCTGAATAGGTTTTACGGTTTCCAGTCTTTTTATCAAAGCAGTACAACGGCATAATCGCAGTAAGTGGGTCAGATGTAATCGGAATATGTCCTTTCTTTCCCTTTGTAACCTTCAACTTCTTACTCTTTGCAGCTTTCACTAAAGGGTCGTTAATATCAATGGAATTTGCTTTGATATCGTTGTAATAATCAATAAAACTTGCAATGTAGCCCGAATCAGTCACTGCTGCAGAGTTCACTTCAGCCAACATTTCGGCGTTTTTAGCACTACACAATCCCTGCGTTGAGCAATTTGCCGAACCCACTAATGCATTAAAAACCATCCCAGAATTATAAAACAAATAGAGTTTCGTGTGGACGCGTTGTGTGTGAACAAAATTCATTTTCATATTGGGGTGTTTGGCTACAAGCGTACGCAATGCATCAAGAACTGTAGAGCGAATTTTCTCCACACCATACATACCATAATAAAACTCAAACGGAATACCTAATGTCGCAACTTCATCCACCATATCAGGAGACAGATATCCGCTAATAATCACAATCTTATCGCTCGCTTTTGCATTATCAATTACAGCCTTTTTTAAGTCATCGACAAATACTGCCAT